ATTGTAACTATAGTAACCGAATTTTTTTTGTTGTAAATCACTTAATAGGTAATCTCTCTTACGAGCGTCTAAGAGATCGAGTAATACAGTTGACATTATATATATATATATATATATATATATATTAAATATCATAAATTATTCTGCTTCAATAATAATTTTTTGTTTTTTATTTGCAAATGCAGATGGTTTTTCAGATTTTGAAATAGTAGTAGAAACCAATTCTCCAATAATAGATATATATGGATCGTTCAATTCGAACCGTTGTCCTATTACACGCACTACCATGGTATCCCCTTCTTGAATATTAATAAATTTGTTGTTGTTGAAATGATGATCTCGTGCTATAAATACAACAATAGGGGATGGTGTTTCTAAAGCACTTTCTGCGCGAATTCCTGCTTTTGTAATATTTTTTGCAACACACATAATATTCATTCCTTCCACTGGATTACAAATCATACATTCAAAAACAACTTCAAATGATATGGTATCACCTGATATAACTCCACTTGAAAATGTAATGATTTTTGATGATTTTGGTTTGATATATCCTTCTACTAAACATTTGCCTTCATAATGATGATTAATAACATTCTCAATCGTTTCTTTAATATTTCTCCCAATAATAGTAATAGGTAATGTAATATTTCTAGTTAACAATGATTTTGAATAAATATAATATTGGTTTTCATTTCCATTTCCGTTTCCATTTCCTAACGATTTATTCATTCTTTTTTTCTGAGGATTGGATTGATTTGTTTGTTGTTGATTAGGGTTAGGATTAGGATTAGGGTTAGGATTAGGCTCTTCTTCTACCATGTTTTCTTTCTGGAACTCATTATTTTTATCCATAGCTAAAACTATTTTATTATCCTCTGAATCATTGTCGCTCATTTTATATTGTTTATTATACTATAGTAAGATAACATATTTAATATCTTTATATTTCAATTTTAAATTTATATTATAAACACATACATAGCTAAAAATTATAAATCATGGCTAATTCTGTATCTAAAAACCATATTTTTCCATTTTTTCTTATTTTATTAAAATAACGCATTGTAAATTCTTGTAAAGTGCATAATTCCTGATTCACCATCAATTTAGTATTTTCTTTTGTATATTTTTCTTCTCTCAAAATTTCATTGATGACAGATATGTTCTTGGCTTTTGTTTTTTCATCACAACGAGCTCCAGTGTTTCTTTTCGCATTTACATTTTTAATTTTAAAAACATAATGTGATTGTTTTGATTCAAATGAAATAAAACCAACCAATTCGTTGTATTCACTTTCTTTTATACTGTATTTCTCTCGAATATAAGGTGAAATATCATGTAAATCCTCTGGTTCTGCATTGGACCATGTTTCATAACTATCAGATCCTTGTCTATTAATAAGAACATGTCTTTTACTTTTATTATAAAATACAATTGCATTTAATCGTTTTCCTTTAATAACCTTGTCCGAAAAATATGATTTCGCATACCATTCAAAACTATTCTCTTCAAATGTATCATTTGAATATAAATATTTGAATAACTCTACTTTTTCCTTGTAGTTTAATTCAACGTCGATAATACGTTCAACTAATATCTCCATAAGTAAACTAATATCAATATTGTATTCTGTCATCATTTTTTGTATTGTTACACCAATAAATTTATACCAATCATCTTCGCCTCTGTTAATTGATACTGTGTTAATTGCTAAAACAAAATACTCCTTCAATCTTTTCAATAATTCATCTATAGCATGTGTTCTTTTATTTTTTTGAATTTCTAGTATTACACTATCTACAGGTATAATTTCTTGTTCTAGATTTTGGTCTAAATCTGGTTCTTGTTCTAATTCAAAATGTATTTTATTGTGTTTATAATCTATTGGGACACTTCTCTCAAATATACCTATGCGTTCATTGTTTAATTCCATCGGTTGAAACAAATAATATTCATCAATGTTAATTAAATATCCAGCACGTCCATATTTATCTACGAGTTCATTATCATCCTGGATCATTTCTGTTAAAGTAGCATATATTTGTGAAATGGAGTATTTATGTTGTAAATTAATATCAGATATTAAATCAGTTTTATTATAAAAAAAACGTTCTTTGAATAATTTTCGTATTCTCTCCTTGATTTTGTCAGAATTGATCATTAAAAAGGTAGAATTATATGTGTCTTCATTGATATTTTCTTCGGTTATTTTTTTAAACGGACGGCATTTATATTGACAATTATCCATATAATCACATGCAATTGTATATGGAACATCTCCAACCGGGAAATCATCGATTACAGTACCATCGGATAATTTTTGTTTTATTTTTTTATTTAAAAATTCTGCAAAATTTTCTTGTGTAAAATTTGTTTGTCCATGATTTAATAAACAATCCACTGAAGTTTCTTTTAAAATACGAGTTATCTTTCCTATTTGTATCGCCTTGTATTCAGCCATTCGATAAATATATACATCAGCAGATTCAACCTCTTCGTCTTTTAATAAAGTACCATGCATAAAAATCTCAACATTACGTTTTTCAAAGGATAAATCTTTGTGACTAAAACTTCTTACTGCTCTACCAATAATTTGTTCAATACGATTCATGTTATACCATGGATCCATAATATGCACTTGTCTTATAAATTTAAAATCGACACCTTCTGAACCAGCTCTTGAAATAAGAATCACTTTAATTTTCTCTCCATTCATGTTATCATTATTTGTGAGTGCTTTCACTGCATCGTCATTATTTGGTGATAATCGAATATCTCCTGTGATCATTGTATATCTAGCGTGTTTAAAACCACTTGACCCATCACGAACGCGAGGTTTCATTGTTTTTGAATCCAGTGGTTCTGTTGGAGGAGTTTTAAAAAGAGAATTACTTCCATAACGAGTAAAACCCATTTCTTCCAACGCAAGTGCCATGGGTATTAACCCAGCATCAATATACTGTGAATAAATAAGTATGACACCTTCGGATTTCATTACATTATCACAAATATTTTTTATTTTACTACTGTATTTTCCAATGTTGTCGAGAGAAAAAATACGACCATATTGTGTAAGTGTTTCTTCTTTGTACTCAAATTTTCCCTTTTCTAATGGTATTTTTGTATCCACAAAATTCATCATTCTCTCTAAACCCACTTTTCCTATCAGTGTATGAGGGTCAATTTGTGTTGTAATTGTTTCGGTGTTGTCTTCCATGGATTGTTCAGATGATTCGCCTGATTCGCCTGATTCGCCTGATTCGCCTGATTCGCCTGATTCGCCTTCTCCATCTTCTCCACCTATCATTTTTATTGCATTCGTGTTTCCGTCTTCACCCCCATTTTCATTGACAGACAAATTTTCACTTGGATAAACAATATTTAAGGCTTCAACTGGCATTTGTAATAATGTGTAACCAAACGATTCCATTGACTCAAATGCGGATAATTCTCTCGCTGATCCTAAACCCTCAATGTTTTTCCTGTTTTTATTTTTTAAATATTCAATGATATAGGAATAAACATTGGATTGATAATCTCCTATTTTTGTCAAATAAATACTAGTAAATTTTAATATATCATCGGGGTTTATTTTCTTTCCATTCATTTGATACAATGGATATCTAAGGTCCGGATTCTCAAAAAAAGTATCCTTTGGAGAGAAATAGTTAGGATAAACACGAAACGGAAAAATATATGGGTTCTCTCCACGAACAAAAGAAACATACCCTGTTAATTTTCTCACCAACAATTCTTCGCCTCCTTCTTTGAAATTTCCTTTTTTGTCAAAAACATCTTTAATCTCAATTAACCCCCTGTTTTCATTGGCATTCATCAAATTAATAAGCCATATTATTTCCTTGTAACTATTATACATGGGTGTAGCAGATAATAAAAGGAGTCGCATATTTTCTGTATTTTTAACAAGGGTCATCAAGTAAAGTGCCACTTTTTTATTTTCATTATCTTCTGATATACGGATATTATGTATTTCATCGATCACCAATAGCCTGTTATTAAACTCTTTTTGAATGTTCATCATCATTCTCCTTTCTCTCTCTTTCTCATTTTTAAAATCACCTTTTACACTTTGAACCCTTCGCACATAGTTGGCGAAACCATCGTAACCCATAAAAGTATAAGCATTGTTAATCAGAACTTTTATTTGATTAATGATTTTTTCTTTGGATATATCCTTTATCATAGTAGGATTTATTTCTTTTAATAAATTGTTACCAATGCTGGATTCTAATTGCCATAAACCATTTTTAAGTTTTAGTTTGCGTTCATCAAACAACTGTGTTTTAAAGTTGTCTTGTACATTTGGAGATGCTATAATCATAATTTGTTTTTTAATCCCTAGTTGTTTTAAATATACTCGCATTTCTTCACAAACTCCTATGGATGCCAAGGTTTTACCTGTACCTAAACCATGATACAACAACAAACTATTATAGGGGGTTTGAAACGAGAGAAAATTCCTTACAAAAATTTGATGGGGCGCAAATTCGAATTTTAATTTGCTCAAATAATCAGCGTGTTCTTTAATATCATGTAAAGATCCATCATATTGGGTTTCATTAAATTCTTTTCTCTCTGCTATTTTAATATTAAAATTAGGATCATTTAAAGAAGGATATAAATATTCGGATTCTTCTGGATGTTCTGACAAAAATTCATATTCCATTAACTCTTTCTTTAAAAGAAATTTATTGCATTCTTTACTGAATTGATTTTCTAAATTTCCACAATTGTTCGCGTCAAAATCTGTTTTTAATTCTGAATCGTCTTCGACTTCTTTGTTTTTTTTGACTACTTCGAGCGCTTCGACCGCTTCGACCGCTTCGACTGCTTCATCTTCTTCTATTAAATTTTGAATATTATTTATATCGTCTATTTCACCTATATCTTCTGTGTCACCTATATTTATTGGAGTTAAAGTGTCAGATTCCGAACCATTTTCCGATTCCGATTCACTTTCGAAACCTGTTTCATCTTCATCCTCTTTTATATTCTCATTATTTATCATTTAAAATATAATTATATTTTATTATTATATTTTATTATATTAGTTGTATCATAACTATTATATGATTTTTAAATACTTTTCTTATTGGATTTTTACATGGTACATATTGTACATTTTACATGTAACAAAATATAATCCAAAAATAGGTTTATTATTTGCGCTCAGTTCTAATATTTTATTGTTAATAGTAATGATATGGTATAAAACAACGGCTCATTTAGTTTTTTTATTATTATTAATGATGTTATTATTAAAAATTATTCCACTTTATACTATTTGGAATACCAAAATTAGTCAAAAAAGTGTATGGGTTTTTGTATTGTTACTAGTAGTTTATATAATATTTATGATTATGAACAAACAATACATAAATGAATTTATTAATAATCTAATCGATTTAATAATATATAAAAAAAATACATTACCATTAATGCAACAATTGGAAAATTTGAGATTGTAAATTATATGATTCATTGCTACCCATATCACTGACACAAAATAAACTCCTGCAAAATTTTATTCACATTTGTTATGATTGTTTTTTTTTCTAAATTATAAGGTCGAATGCTTTCTTGACATTGTTCGATGGTTTTCCATTCTAATTTGCTTACCTCTGATTGTTGATACAATGTTAAATCATAATCAGAATATGAATCAAAAGTAGCAGAATTATTGGATCCAATGGAATCATTATTTTTTATAACTCCTAAAAAATATTTGTGTTTGTATATTTTGTGATTAGACCCAACATAAATTTCTTCAAATGGTAATACGTTTTCTATAATCTGAATGCTTTCTTTTGGTATTCCAGTTTCTTCTTCAAATTCACGTAAAGCACAATCAATATCACGTTCTTGATAATTTTTACGACCCTTTGGAAATTCCCATTCAGTTTCTGTCCAACTAGTTTTACTATTTTCTAACAGTTCGCGTAATGTTATTAATTTGTTGTCTATCATAATACCATTTTTAATGGCATCAAATTTTTTGCAACACACATACTCTTCATTTTTATAATTGGATAAATTAGCATTTTCACACCACAATTGTTTCCATAAAAAATCAAAGGGTTGTGATCCTAATATGGTTTTTTCATAATTGGACATTTCATCAATATTGTTTTGTATTTGTTCAATGTTGTTAATTGAATACTTTCCCTTTATAAAATCGATATATCCAAAACTATTTTTTCTTCGTATCATTAAATAATGTAATATATTATTATTATTTTTAAAAACAATGACACCATAACTAGTTATAGGCAATTTACACTGATATATATTATGATTGTTCTTGCCACAATTATTGCATACAGAAGTAGAATTACTCATATTCACTTATATGAAAATATGTTTATTTGGTTTATATGTTTATTATGCAATCTTTTTATATCATTTCATTTTAATGGCATATCAAAACAAAAAATTAGATCCGGATGTTTGGGGTCCACATTACTGGTTTTTTATTCATACAATCGCAATGATTTATCCCAAATATCCTAATTCAGTTATAAAAAAAAAATATTATGATTTGATCCAAAATTTTGGTCTTTTTATACCAATAGAAAGCATTGGTAATGAATTTAGTAAAATGTTAAATTTGTATCCAGTTGTTCCATATTTGGATTCAAAGGAATCATTGATTCGTTGGACTCATTTTATTCATAACAAAATAAATGAAAAATTAGAAAAACCTACCATTTCTTTAGAAGAATTTTATACATTATATTATCACCAATACAAACCAAAAAAAGTTCATTGGACGGAACACATGCGATTGCGTAAAAAAATAATATATGTTGTCTTTATTGTTTTCTTAATAGGATTATTAATTTATTTTTATACACAAAAATAATATATAGATATATATTAATCATTATACTTTTTCATTTTTATCGTTATGAATAAAACGAAAAAAAAATACAGAACACCCAAAACAACCATTACTAGAAAAAAAACTAGAAAAAACACATTTATCGAACAATTTACAGGTGGTAAGGTGATGGGTTCAGGTGGTTATGGTTGTTTGCTAATTCCATCTGTTAAATGTAAAAATAAAAATGATAATGAAGATGCAAATAAAAATATTACAAAATTAATGTTGGCAAAAAACGCACAAAAAGAATATGATGAAATAATGAAATACAAAAAAATATTGGTTACTATACCTAATTACAAAAAATACTTTTTGATTGATGATGTTGAATTATGTCAACCCAGTGAGTTGACAAAATCAGATTTACAAGAATATGAAATTAAATGTAAAGCATTAAATAAAAAAAAAATCACAAAAAAAAATATCAATAAAAAACTGGATTTAATATTGGCAATAAATATGCCAAACGGTGGTATAGATTTGGATGATTTTATTAAACAATGTAATTCATATAATCAATACAAAAAAATAAACAATTCACTTTTGGATCTATTGACACATGCTATAATACCCATGAATAATTTGCATATATATCATTCTGATATTAAAGCGAGTAATATTTTAATAGACGATGATTATCAATGTAAAATAATCGATTGGGGATTATCTACTAGTTATGCTAATTATAAGTCAACTGATAGTTTTCCTATTTTTATAGGTCATTATAATCGCCCAATTCAATTCAATGTTCCTTTTTCGGTTATAATATTAAATAATGATTTTAAAGCTAGTTATGAAAATTATTTAACATCTAAATTAAAAACAGATAAAAAATTATATTATTCTGACGTGAGAGCGTTTATTTTGCAACATTTTATACATATAAATAAAAAATATAATACCGGACATATTCGTTATATAAATAAAATCATGCGAATATTATTTAATGAAAATATTGAGCCACTTTATAAAAAAATTAAAAACGATATAGTTACAACAGAATACACGTATTATTATATTATAGAATATATATCTAAAATTGTGTATGAATATACTGATGTTAAAAATAAAAAACTAGATTTACAAGATTATTTTAAAAAAGTATTTTTAAAAACAGTTGATATATGGGGATTTGTTTTTTCTTATTTTTATATTTTGAATATAATGAGTTATACAAAACAAGATAAACTTTCGAAAACTGAAAATAAGATTTTTGAAAAATTAAAACATATCATCATTTACTATTTATATGAAAATCCTTTAGAGCCGATAAATCATGTAGATATTAAGAGAGAATTATCCGAACTAAATGATTTTTTTGACGAAGCGAATAGAGAAAATCCTGAGTCACTGCGTATTATTTTAGAAAGATATAAGCGTAAAATGAATAATGAAAAAAATAGTGATGATACAAAGAGTAATAGTGGTAAATCCGGTAATGATAACGTCAGTAACACTGAGACTGCAAAATTGATACAATTTTTTTCTAGTTCTTATTCGAAAAAATAAAGTAAAAATCAAAAACAATTATATAATAATATTTATATACATAGCATATTATTATATCGTATTATATCATATTATATCGTATTATATCGTATCCAAAATAAAATAATAATAATATACTTTTATAACTGAGAATGAAAATAGAATTATTAATATTGATTGTTACTATTTTTTTTATGTATAATGCATATTATGACGGAAAAATAGTGAAAAAAATATTGCATTATAAAAAATATTACCAAATAGCTATATTCGGATTATTAGGCATAGGTATTTATCTTATTATAAAACGAAATCCTAATGATAGTAGAAAAATATTAATGAATGCTAATAATATGGTTAAATATATGCCAATCGATAAATCTTCATTGGATATGATTAGTCCTATTTTAGATTTTACGTCTCAAGGTGAAAATGACGGGGGTTTTGGTAATTCGTCTTTTATGAATGATTTAACGAACCAAACTGGAGGAACACAATATCCATATGGAAGCGGGTTTTTTAATAAATTAGGAATTAAATCTTCAGAAAGACGAATATTAGAATCTGGACGGGTTAATAATAACTATGGTAATTGGAATACAAATGGAAATATGTCAGGAGGTAGAAATAATACGCAAGAAATTAATAATAAAAAAGCTACAAAACGTTCTGTAAGTGAAACGAAGAAAAAATATGTAGCATCATTACAAAACTGGAGATGCGGACATTGTCAAAATCAACTCAATGCATGGTTTGAAGTAGATCATAAAATGCGATTAGAAAATGGTGGTGGTAATGAAGTAGATAATTTAATAGCATTATGTAGAGATTGTCACGGAAAAAAGACAGCTATGGAGAATATGTAAAAAATAATTTATATATATATATAAAATATACCTTTAAAAATTATGATAAATAATAACAACAATAATAATGTACCAAAAACAAAAATGATATATTTGTTTATTTTATTTCTATTCATATTTTTATTAATTTGTATATATATTTTCAATCCTTTAAATATTGCAAAAACATATTTCACAATAATAACATTTATTTCTATTTTTGTAGGTGCTTCTTTAATCGCAATATTATTAACGTATACTAAAATATCATCGACATCCAGCTTAAACAACAATACAGTTAGAAGTTTCATATACCGATATTTATTGAATGCTAGTGTTTTTATTTTAATAATGGCGGGATTAGGAGTTTTACTCCATTATATTTTTAAACTTTATGGGAATATTAACTCAAAAAACTCTATATTAGCATTATTTATCAATTTATTTATTGTAATAGTATTTTTAAGTTTAGTATATCGTTTTTTTGATATAGGTACATATTTAAAAAATAGCCCTCTTTTTAAGCTTTTATACAATGTTGTTATGTATCTACCATGTTTATTAATATATTTAATAGAAACACCAATTCACTATTTAGTTCCATCTAGTATTACCAAAAATATGAAGTCTTCTATAAAAGATGCATACAGTAATGAATATAATAAAACCAATATAGGATCTGTTATATTATTAATAATAATGATTATACTTTTACTGATTTATGCATTTTTTCCATATTTAACTGAAAAAATCCAATTACAAGGGGGAAAACAAATAACAAATCAAACTATTTATACGAACGTACAAGCTGATTTATTTTCATTACAACAATTAACGAATATGAATACACCAGATTACCAATATGGATTATCTTTTTGGTTATATATTGATTCTGAACCACCTAGTACAAACAATTTATATTTGAAAAATGGTTCTGTTCTCAATTTTGCAGAAACACCCAATATTTTATATAATGGTGTTGAAAACACATTGATATTTATGCAAAAACATACTCGTGAATTCGTTGATGCTTCAAACGTTGATGTTGATATAAATGAGTATTTATATAATAGAGGTTTAACCGTATCGAATCGAATAAATCAAGAAACTAGTACAAAAAAAAATAATTATATGAGAGACGCTTCCAATAATATAATTTACCTCGATAAAAATGCAAATAAAGAAATATTTAGACTAGAAAATATTCAATTGCAAAAATGGAATCATATTGCATTAAATTTATACAATGGAACTATGGACATTTTTTACAACGGACAATTGGTTAAATCACAACCTGGTGTTGTACCATGGATTGACGTGTCTAGTTTTTTAACCATTGGTAGTAACAATGGAATTAGTGGTGGTGTTTGTAACATGACATTTTTTAATAAGCCACTTACTTACAATCAAGTTTACTATTTATATGAATTATTTAAAAATAAAACACCCCCAATTACTTACTCCAATTTTAACAAAACCGTAGTATTTGTTCCTAATAACACACCTAACAATACAAACACATATACTCAATATGGTAGTGTTACAAATACAAATAATTTAACACAATCACCTGCACTTATGCCTTCTACTGAAACAAATACACCACCAACCACAAAAAATAATGGGAATATACCAACACCATATGTTATGGCACCATCATTTATTACAAAAATATTTAACGTTTTATCATGAAATGATAATATGATTGTAAACTAATACCAGTGAAAGTATTAGTTTTAGCAATGTATGTTTTAGTCTGGATGGTGTTTGCTATTTACTGTAATAGTTGATTTATTATACATAACATGAATAAATTTTGAATATAATTTTATATATATATTATTTTTCTACAATTATAATATATAAACAATTATGAATATTTTTTTGATTATCTTTATCATAATATTGATATATTTTACTATTATGTATTTTATGAGATCAAGCAATACATTGAATAGTATGGTTTCAGATGCACAAACACCAATAATTATTCCAGCAAGTGATTTAATAGGTGGTAACAATGGCACATCGTCTAATTTTGCATATTCTATTTGGTTTTATATTAATGATTGGAATTACAATTACGGAAATCCAAAGGTATTATTTGGTAGATTGACTCCAGGTGGTACTGATAGTAGTGGAAATACTCAATCAGGAGTCCAAAATGTATATGGAACAAATCCATGTCCGTTAGTTGTATTAGGCGCTGTCGAAAATAATTTAGGAATTGTTCTAAGTTGTCAAGGTTCACCCAACCCTAATGTTAATTTGTTACATACATGTAATGTAGCAAACGTTCCTATACAAACATGGGTAAATTTATTAATTAGTGTTTACGGTAGAACATTAGATGTTTATATTGATGGAAAACTAGTTAAAACATGTGTATTACCAGGTGTAGCAAAAATACCAACAGCCAATCCTCCTTCTATTTATATAACACCAAAAGGTGGTTTTGATGGATATACATCAAAATTCCAATATTGGAACACACCATTAAATCCACAACAAGCATGGAATGTTTATAATAGCGGTTATTCTAGTACTGGTGGTAAATTAGCTAGTATGTTCGGACAATATAAATTAGATATAACATTAATGAAAAATAATACACCAGTCAATACTATTGAGATATAGAATAATCATTTATTTATATTTTACTCATATAATTTGAAATATATAAAAATGTAAAAATGATTTTTATATATATAATATATAATATACACATAAATATTATATATTATATATATTACATTTGAGAAAATAATAAATAATAAAAATGAGTAATAATTCTTTATATAATAAATTTACGTTAAAAAGTACAGGTTCAACACCTTATAAGTCAACATCAACAAGCAATAGTATATTTTCTGAATCAAATAGTTTAGTATCAAAGGTAGCATTTTTATTACTAGTTATTTTTGGGTTTATTATAGCATTACGTTTAGGAATTATGCTATTAAGCGTTTTATTTAATCGAGGTCAAAATCCACATTTAATTAATGGTATGGTAGATGCTACACAAAGTTTAGTCATTACTCAAAATCCAGCAACAAAAGGTTCAAAAACGATATCTAGATCTATAAATCAGTCTGGTGGTATTGAATTTACATGGTCTGTATGGATATATGTTAATGGTATAGATGGTTCAGGGAATCGTTTTAATTCTACTAATGCAGGTGTTTATAGACATATTTTTAGTAAGGGAACTGATAGTTTTTTACCGAATGGATTGAACTTTCCAAATAATGCTCCTGGTTTATATTTAACACCTTATAAAAATGAATTATTAGTAATAATGAATACAAATGATGTTATTAATGAAGAAATTCGAATTCCAGATATTCCATTAAATAAATGGGTGAATGTTATCATGCGATGTGTTAATACAACACTTGATGTTTATATAAATGGTATTATAACAAAATCAACTAATTTATCAGGAGTTCCCAAACAAAATTATGGCAATGTATATGTAGCAATGAATGGTGGATTTAGTGGATATATTTCTAATTTATGGTATTATAGTAAAGCATTAAATTCTGCGGAAATTCAAAGAATATCAGTTAGAGGCCCTACTACAAAAATAAATACTAGTAATAGTATGTTAAGTGGATTAAATTTACGTTATCCTAATTATTTATCATTACAATGGTATTTTTCTGATAGTAATAATCGTTAGAACCTTTACTATGTGAATTTTACATAATAAATAAACATCATAATGAAAAATATTATGTATATGTATATATCTACATATACATATACATATACAAATGAGTTGTTTAGGGCCTAATTATCTTATAACAACTACACCACCATGGTATAGAAGACGCACAGTTTGTACTGATCCGGGTAATATTATAAATAGAAATGAAGATGGTACAATATATGTTCCAATACTAAAAAAAAAAATTTTAATTACCGAATTATATGATGAATTTGCAATGTATAAAAAAGGAAATGTTTTACAACATTCTTATAAACATCAAACAAATAAATTAACAAAAAATCAAATATACGCATTACTAGCTAAAAAAAAATGGATAACTAGAAAAAATTTTGCTACTCAATCTGAAACTTATACTAATCCTAATTCCTCGTTTTTAAAACGCGTTAATTATGATGTTATTAACGCAGAAACAGGAGCACAAACAACCGAATCAATAACATGTCCGACCTTTATTCCGCAACCAACTCCAACCGTTTTACCTCCAAATAATAACACTCCTAGCGTTATTCCTAATATACTTCCGCCACCACCACCAACACCATCCAAACATAAATTTACATTGCCTGATATTAAACCTGTTGTTGATACTCCACAAAATATTAATATTGCGGATGGAGGTAGTCTTGTAATTGGAGTAATTGAAGATATTTGTACTGGTAAAAGAAAAATTACATGCGACTTTTCTCCTATTGTATGCTTTCCATCCAGTTATTCAGATGTTCCTAGAATAAATGGTGTAGACAAAGAATTATGTTATACCAAGGGTTCACGTACATGGATTACTAAAAGTGGTATAAATACATCTAGATCAATTTGATGGTATTGTCTAAACAAACTCAACTGTTTCTAGACCTATATGAATATTATCTAAAAAATGGTAGAATTTATTTTCACTATTTTTTGATTGGTTCGTAATGACCACCATTCCAGTATATGTTTATCGTATTTGTAATATTTCCATGTAAAGGAACAAATTCAATTATTCTATTTCCGGCATCTCTATAGTTTGATACATTGATTTGAAGATTCCATATATTGCATGCACATTGAATTTCAATAGCTCCACCCCATGTAGATTTTTGTCTCATATTACTGATGTAAGTATCAGTATTTATACTTTCAAGAGTAAGAACATCACGAGTTTCTAAACCGTCTATAATAGGTTTATTTTCTTGTAAATAGTTACATATTGTCTCTCTTATTTTAGAACTATCTTCTGTAACAAAATAACTTAAACTATTGAATAAACAACTCATTTATATTTTATCTTTACTATAAAATATAAAAAAATATAAATTGGACTTATTGTCTCAAATTAGGATTAATACATATTTCCTGTGAAGGAAAAATATCACCTGACATACATTTTTCGTTTTCATTTACCTGAATACAACTACGAAATCCTCTATCTTCCCCTATAAAACACCATCCTGATTTGCTAGTTGATTTGCTTTGTTGAATATTACTCATTGAATCATCTGCTGTATAATTAAAAGTATTTGGTGTGTTATTTGGAGCACTTGTATCCTGAATTAAAGCAGTATTTAATGCTTGATCTAATGAAGCATTATTTAATGTATTTGCTAATGGTATTGAATTTGCTACGTTTTGTGCTGCTATATTTTTAAACGTTGATGGCGGTTTCTGCGTCTGTGGTTGTGGTTGTGGTTGTGGTTGTTGTGCATAAATAGTTTTGATAGAAGCATTTGACGCAACCGATTGTGGTAAAGATGTAGGTTGTTTGTATATTTGTGTACTCGGTACTGGAGTAGCAGGATTATTACTTTTTGAAAATAATGAATTATTATCATTTTGATCGTCTGTCAATTTATCTACAGCAGAAACACCACCTTTAATTGATCCTTGTGCTATAAATAATAAATCATATACTCCTTGAATTGCATTTGTAAAAATATTTAAAATATTACCTTTAAAAATACTTTTGAAAAAATTAACAAATGCATCTGTAATTGGTTTTATAGCATTTATAACATCCTGCGTTCCAACTGCTAAATACACAAATATATTCACACCTAATAACCCAAAAATTACAATAATTAAAATGAATATTTTCCAGTCCATTCCCATTATTTTATTAGTAGAAGAAGAATCAATTAATTCAGAAGTAGAACTATTATTACCATTGTTAGACGATGAATCATTAGAACTAGAAAGTGATTTGATTCCTGACTTAATGCTCGAAGACAAAGAACTCATTTTATTTTCAAAAGTATCACCTACTTTATTTTTTGTTTCATTATCGTAATTTGAATTCATTCTCGTATATATATATTCAACTAGAATTAAAAATGATACATTAAAACTTAATATTTGTTTTTATTATGTAAATTTTATTATGTAAAAGAAATCAAATATAAAAATTGATTCAAATCACTCAATATTTCATCACGAATATTATATAAATCTGTATTCGACATTTTAACCATAAATGGATTTGAATTTAAATTTACTAAATATTCTTTAAATTTAATTATTTCATGTTTGAAATTTTTCATGTCATCTATTGATGAATTAAAATCTATTAGTTTTATACTACTGGTTTTTAATAAATTGATACGGTTGCCTACTTTTCCCAACAATACTTCTATAAATTTATCCATATTTTCATTTAATTTACTATATAGTTCATCGGTGGCTTTGTGAGTTGCATAACTATATGTTTTCCAATGATATAATTTTATCATGACGATCATTTCCAAAAAACGTACTGTTATTTCTCTCTCGAAAACATCTGCAATACCATGTGTTTTGTGTATTTTTTTGTATGTTTTGACTCTATTTTTATTATGCAACTTACGAGTCATTGATTTATTATGATAATTACGCATTTATAAACGAATCAATTTAATATATCTCAATATTATTTTTATTATATCTGCGATCGAGAATATATGTATGGGTATGGGTATGGGTATGGGTATGGGTATGCAACGATATGTTATACTCTGGGAATAAATTCTTCACCAAATGCGTCCATTTTTTCTAATTTCTCAATAGTTTTTTCTAAATTACTTTTGGGTGTATTATTAAATAAATAATCTGTATTCGGCGATTTTTCATTCTTCTTAATTTGTTTGTAAATATTATTTATTTTAGTAAGAACAATTACCAATTTTTCTTTTTGTTCGTTAGATAGTAATTCTTCATTACCAATATTTATAATTGTTTCTGTTAAAATCGACACTGCATAGTATATTAGATATTTCCTTTTTTTAAAGATACTTTGACTGTTATTATATCGCAAACAATATAAATTCAATAAACTTTTCATTATTTTTTTTATCAATTCACATTTATCATTTGAATAATATAATAAAATATCCCATATTATCCATATTATATCCATCTGATATTTACTATCGACTGGTATACCACTACGTCGTTCGCATACACATTTTTCTTTTTTAGTTTTACAAATGTGTTCGAATTCCATTATCCACTCTACCCAATAGCATGCTTCTATAGTATTTTTACCATCCTTTGATATATTATACACTAATTCATTTATTGCTATAAATAATTCTTTAGGATCATCTTTTTTAAAAACAGAATTAGCATAATAAACATGTGAAGCTTTCAATTTGTTTGTCATATTTACCATTTCATATTCTTCTTTTTTAATGTTTATCGTTTCGAAACAATGACGTCTTTTAACACTGCATAATATAAACATAATTTCCCCAAATAATTTTCTTATTTTTAAATTATTACGCATCGAAAGTTCAGATTGGGAATATCCATTTTGCAATATTGTTTTAAATGTTTGAATTTTCAATTCTAGATAAACAGATAATTTAGGGTTACCCAAGTGAATATATTTACTAAAAAAATAAATAATAATATCCCATATATCACTGTAATTCCCCGAACAAATTAACTCCGCAGTCCAATAGATAGATGATTCTATATTGGAGCTAATTAAACATTCTAATAATACTTTTTTAACATCGGATTTTTTAAATTCAGAAAATGTTATTCCTTTAAAATCTTTTACTAATCGTATATCATTAATTTCATATTCCATTTTATATATGTCTGGTATTTATTATGATTTAATTTACTATAATAAAAAAAATATACTAAAGTAACGGCCAAGAAAATAGAATTATAAAATAGAATTATAAAATAGAATTATAATACAAATCTATATATAATAGAACCATATATAACCATAAACAACAAATGAGTAGATTTAAAAATACTATCATGAATAATCTTATAGAAACTGTTTGCGATTTATATAAACATACATCTGCATGGGGTAGAGTATTACTATTTTTTTTATTGTTTGCTGTGATATTTTTTATATCTAAATCATTTAACCAATCTCAAAAAAAGGAAGGGTTTGAAGATATGGTATCAGATTCAAAATTCTCAGTTAAATCTAATATGAACGACATTTATGATGATTTTTATGCAAATATATATGACGAGTTGTTATACTACAATTTTAAAAATAAATATGAAATTGGTGTATTGTTAAACAATACAAATCCTACAACAGAAAGTATTATTTTAGACATTGGTTCAGGTACAGGTCATTATGTTGGTAATTTAGCATCAAAAGGATATAATATTAATGGTATTGATATTTCACCTTCTATGATAAAAAAAGCAAAACAAAATTATCCTGAATATGAAAATCATTTCATTCATGGTGATGTTCTTGATATCAACGTAATAAATCCTAATACTTTAACCCATATAAATTGCACGGATTTTACAATTTACTATATAAAAAACAAATCAATGTTTTTCCAAAATTGTATGAATTGGTTAATGCCTGGAGGTTATTTATTGGTCCATTTAGTAGATAAAAATAATTTTAATTATAAAATTCCATCTAGTGGATTATTCAATAATGATAAAATCTCAGAAAAAACCGTAGGTATCTCTCGAATTATCCAAAACAAAGTCGCTATTCCAAAATATAAAATGGATTATTCATCTACCTTTGAAATAAATATCGATAACAATCAAGCTACTATAAATGAATCATTTAAAGGATTATTAGATAACGATCAATTAATTCGAAAAAATTCTCATGTCCTCTGCATGGAATCAATCGATGAAATAAATAGCATGGCATTAAATGAGGGATTTATTTTACAAGGTATAGTAGACATTGGTAATATAGAACAATCACGACAAAGCCAATATATTTATATTTTTACAAAACCAAATTAGTAATTTAACGTAACTTACATAATAGTATTTCAATAAGATAAAACATGATAATATAATTATACACTTATATTATCAACTATATTATAACAAAATTATTACTACGACATGTTAATAAATAATAACAGTTGTATCGATAGAAAAAAAATTACCATGGTGTTTTTGTTGTCATTTTTATTTGGTTGTCTTATTAAAACATATGATGAAATTATTGATAACAAACTAAACTGTAGTGTTTTTTTTATTGAAAGTATTAAAATTTTTATGATTGGTATTATAACAATTCTTTTTTTATACGAAAATAGTTTTATTATTCCATTTTTATTTGGTTTATGCTATAATTTATATTTAGGTGATCTAATATTAATAAAATTCAACAACACCCCTATAGAAGACACCGCTATTAATGATCCTTATTGGAATAATAGTATAATTTATGTTACAGTATTAGCTGTTTTTATATTTTTCTATAATTACAGCCAGTATTTTCTAACATTCAGGTCCTTTTGGGAATTTTTACTATCCAAAAATAAATATATTATTTCTGCTATTTATATTGCATTCACTTTTTTTTCATATTTATGGGAATCTTACTATTTTACAGAAGAGAATAGTAGTAAAAAATATTATTGGCGAATAATTTTTGTATTTTATAGCATTATCACATGTGTTCTGTTTATTGTTTATAAAGATTATTTTGTAGTAGGTCTATCTATGTTAAAATTATGGCATATCGGGTATTTGTCTGTTTGGTTTATATTCAAATTTTTTATACGTAAAGAGAATGTTGTAATTAAAGAGTCACATATTGATGTAGAAGAATACGACCAAAAAACAAAAAACATGAAAAAACATAAACAAAAACATAAACAAAAACATAAACATAAAATACGTAAAAGAAACCAAAAAGATGGTAATGGAATTCTAAATAACATTAGCAAATAAATTATAGAAACATAAAGAAGATATAAAAAACATAGACCACATTGGGATAAAGTTCAACGGTTCAGTTCCTATATATATTTCATTTTTTATTGGTCTTCGAATCCAATATAATTTTCTATTGAATCTATAAAAATTCATATCAAAAAGCACTGCTAAAAATGTAAATATTAATACCATTAACGATTTAAAATTAGTAATAAACAAAGCGAATCCTAATGTAAGCATTAATCCTACAAATTCTAAATCTGGATAATTATTAAAAACTATTGGTACTAAAAATGATGCTATTGCTGGAAAAATTAAATACATGTATTTTGATTTTGGTAATGATATATCGTTACCGTTTATTAATCTGAATAAAACTAATCCCAGTACTATTACAACTCCATACGCTGAATATACAAATAAAGATGTGTTTAATAGTATCGTGTTTGAATACCTCCAGGCGACACCATATCTTTGTCTTTTGGTTAGTTCTTGTACTAATCCATCTCCTAACCATATTATTAATGTAGTTATTAAAACAGCAAAAGTATTTAATTTTGTAACTAATAGCAACGCAATTAATAGAATAAAATAGAGTAGAGCTTTTAAATCCGCATTGTTTTTAAAGTAACTTGATATACATATTACTAAAAAAGAACCAATAAATAAAGTCAAATAGTTAAAATTTAGGCTCATATATTATATAAATACAATAAATATAAAATACATTTTATAATTTATTAGACATTCATACTCTAGATGATATGGATATTATATATTCCTATAGTCCTACTATTATTATGTTTTATTTATATCATATATACACGCATAATATACGACCGTTTTTGGATTCAACAACCGGTTTTTCATAAATATAATATAATGTATTATTTTTCATCACCTCAACTCATACAACTAGAACAACCATGCAAAAATAAATACACCAATTTTTCAAATATTGAAACTATATCTTTTGACAAACTCGAAGATCCTTTGTGGAACAAGTTTCTCTCCATGATACATAACAAAACAGGTGATATTAAAACGAAACCTGATATTTTACCGATCTTCAATAGCGTTTTAGAGCGAAGCTATATATCTTTTTACAATGAACCTGTTATATATGAAAACATAAATAAAGGATATTGTGTTGATGAAAAACGCACAATAGGTATCATTACTAGTCGTCCGTTGCGTATGTTTATTAAAAAATCGAATATCGATTTAGAACAACCGATATATTACATTGATTTTTTACATGTAGATACCAATAAAAGCAAACAAGAACAACAACTTATAAAATATGAAGTCATACAAACCCATATATATAACCAGCAATTGTTGAATATACATGCATCTAAAAATGGAAACGCGAAGACACACACCAGTAATAACATTCGTATTTGTCTATTTAAACGGTCTAATATAACAAATAACATTGGAGTTGTGCCATTATGTCTATATAAATCCTTTGTGTTTTCTCTCAAACAGTATTATTGTAAGAGATCTATAAGCGAATGTTTAATACAAAAACAAAATCATTTTAAACATTATCAGACATTTGAAGTTACAAAATCATCGTTTCATAATGTATTGGACTTCATAAAAGAACAACACGTTGATCGTTTTCATGTATTTATTTTACCCAATATAAACAATTTATTCGAACAAATCACATCGAGAACACTGATTGTTTATTATTTGTTTGATGTCATTAACGGAAAAATAATATCCGTTTATTTTTTCAGATTACACAAACGTACGATTTCATGTGTTGGCTCTATTTGTTATTATGATAAAGATGCAATACGAGCGGGTAGAATAAATAAAAACACGGAGGAGTTGTTTATATATGGATTTAAATTGATATTGTGTCAACTTACTGAAAAAAAAGTACTACCAGCTCCCTCAGAGAAAAAGAAAAACAACAAATCCAGCGAAAAAGAGGAATACGATTTTTTCTCTATTGAAAATATATCAGACAATTGTATTATCGTGAATGATCTAATAAAAACATCCAAAAACAAATCTTATTTATTTTATAGAACGAGAGATACCATGTATTTTTTATATAATTACATTCATGCAAAATGTGATTCTAAACATGTATTTATATTACAATAAATAAATATTTTTGACTTTGTTGGTTTAGGGTTAGGGTTAGGTTTATCTCACATATTTTCCGACTCTGGTAAAGCTATCCACTATAAAAATCATAAAAATTCCTAAAAAGCAATATAGTATAACTTCTTCCGTTACGTTGTTGGTTCGTTCATCTTGTTGTTCTTCTAAAAGATGTATCATATAATTTAATTTTTCTATTAAAATGGAATTTTCTATGTTTGTGGGGGAAGAAGATGATTCCATCAATGATGGTGAAAATGGAGTACTGTAGTTGTTATCAATGCTTCCATTTGCATATATTTTTTTATTAATATTGTTCGAGTTAGTATGAGCGTGTGATTGGGCCATTCTATTCCAATTTGACACGGTACCATAGCTATAATTTGGAGAAAATTTTTTATAATATTCTTCTGTGGATTTGTTATCTCCATAATTATTATTTAAATTATTGTATTCTATACTGTCTAAATAATTACTTGCATTAGGATGGTTTGGATGGTTTGGATGGTTTGCAGGTTTTGATGTGTTGGGTGAATCATATATTTGACGTTGTTGCATAGACGAATTTGTGTCGTTGTTGTTGTTGCTGTTGTTGCTGTTGTTGCTGTTGTTGTTACCATCCGTCTGAATACTATAATAATTTGAGTTATTACTATGGTTTAAAGCCTCTACACTTTTATTTTTGCTACTATTATAATTATCGTTGTCATTATCATCGTCTATACTAATACTACTATAGTTTTCTTTAAAACTTGATTTATCTATGGTCCTATTTACCCCTGCGGATTCTGGAGGTGATAAAGGTGCAAAATCACCCATTTCTACACCATCTATTGAATCATTATATATTGAATTATCATGAATTTTTTTTATAATATTTCTCACCTTTTCAGATTGGATATTATCTCTATTGTGATATTTCTGCGTTTTATTATGGTTATAATTTAATCTTTTTTTGGATAATAAATTATCTTTACTATTATCTATTCCATTATTTTCATATGGTGATGCATATAATGCTAAAGTCGTCATATTCTTTTTAATAAAAATTTAGATAATAATTTGTTTATGCGAATGAATTTATATTTTAATATTAATTATATTATATTATATTATATTTATAATATAAAATGAAGCATAATAATAAAATAAATCCAAAAATAAATTTGAATATGCAAAAAATTCATATATATAACGGTGTTATTATCACATTTTTTATTTTGTTTATTTATTTTATGTTTTCAAATAACATATCAATGGTTGCAGTAACAAATTATTTATTTCACTCCGATTTAGGGAGAATAGTGTTAATAGTAACGTTGATTGCAATTGCAAGTTGTAATTTATTATTAGGTATTTTATTATTAGGACTATTAATATTTTTATATGAATATCAACGACAACAAAAACGACAACGACAATATCAAGATACCAATATTTCTAAATATAATAATATGTCAAACACTATAGATCCAGATCAAAACAATAAAAATATTACTATAGAAGATATTATTAGTCTGGAAAATAATATTTCTTCTAAACAATCCAATAGCTCGATGAGTTTTGTAAATAGTTTCAATACAAATACAAAACCTAACAGTTCCAAAATTATGCAAATTAATCCTTCATTTGAAGGAACATTTAATCAAAATTATGCACCTTTTCTACAATAATAAAAAAGCAAAAACAAAATAATATTAATTAATATTAAATAGAAAATGTATAAATTTAAAAAAAAAATCACAACTATTTTATTATATTTTATTATTATATTTGTTATATTTGTTATATTTTGTTCTATTTACAACGTGTATAATAATAATGAAAATAAAAGTATAGAATCTTTTTCATTAAAAGAAACATTCAATAGACAAAAACGTAATTTCAAAAGAATGAATAATAATTATATAAAAAAATATAACTCAAAAATAAAGCGTTTTTTTAAATCTATCTTTTAAAAAAAATTTGTCATATATTTAATATCTACAAAATATATGACAAAACAAATTAAATCAAAAAAAAATACATCATTAAAAAAGGGCGTTAATTTATCCAAAAATATATCATCTATACCCGGTCCTGCACCTGGACCCGCTAGCGCTCCAGGCAACCCATTATTTCCTAATACAACTCCACAAACACCTACTAAAAAATCATACAAAGGTTTTCATGGATTTCTAGATTATATTAACGATCACATTTTATTTTTAAACAGTAGTCGATTTTTCGCGGGTGTTGTAATGATTTTATTAAATATTGGATCAAAATTTATATCGGTACAATTTAGCAAGTCAGCAGAAGAATATTTAAAATTTGCTATTACAAAACAAATTTTAGTATTTGCGATGGCATGGATGGCTACACGTGACATATACACATCGTTAGTATTAACTGCTGTATTTGTTATATTGTCTGAATTTTTATTTAATGAAGAAAGCACATTTTGTATTGTTCCACATGATTATAGAGTACTAAATAAATTAATGGATACTAATAATGATGGTATAGTATCACATGAAGAATTAACTCAAGCAATTCAAATTTTGGAAAAAGCTAAAAAAGAAAAACAATCGAATAGCACCAGCACCAGCACCAGCACCAATACAAATGGATCCGGAGGAAGAAATGGTGTAGGAGTACAACCAAACATCGGAGATAATATTAAAAATACTATTACAAAATATATGAATAGTAATTAAATAATATTTTAATTATATAAGTAGAAAACAATTATAATACAATTAGTATAGTATGAATAATGACACTATGAATAATGGAAACGTGAAAACTAATAATAGTAACTTGAAAAATTATTATCCTGCATCTATTACTATATTATTAAATACTAGAATTTTGGGACATTCAAAAACAATTTATTCTCCTAATATGACATTGCCATCTATTTCTAGTAAAACAATTTATTTCAATCCTTTAATTAAATTAGATAAAAAAATCGTCCAAACGATTCCAAAAGGTAAAAATGAGGATTTTATATGTGAGCAGTTTTTTTCACCAAGCTATTTTAACAGCTTACTTATTCGGTCACAATATTATCCTCAACCAAATAGAAGTTTAGAACAAGCAACGGAACAAGGAATCGTAGATAATAATATTAGAATTTTGTTAGATACATTGTTTTATGAAAATAAACCATTTTATATTAATAAAAATCGATACACTTCTTACGGATATACTTGGAATAAAGGCGATTGGATTGTTGAATCCGTCAATTCTTCAAAAATTATAAAGAAATTTAATAACTATTATCAGACCAATTCTACTAACTATCCTAGAACCGCATATGCAAACAGGTATAATTTACCTAGTGCTACCGTACAAACTATTATGCCCAGTGCTACAATGATTGTACCAAGTACAACAACATTATATCAACCAAATCAATTATTATCCCCTTCTATCGGACAATCCAATTTTATAACTTATCAAACCCCAATTTTACAATCTTATCCATATCAAAATGTAGCTGTTCCCACTACAAATGAAAATCCTATGTTTGATTCTTTTAATAAATTTGAAGAATCGGTTGATGAAAATATATTGCATGGTCCAGATGCGTCATCTACGTTCGGCGATATAATAGATGAACAACAAAAAATAAAACAACAAAAAAACCCTCGCATGACTGCGGACAAAGAAATAGTGAGTCAGGGTAAAAGAGTGCAACAACCTATGTCACAACCATCATCACAACCATCAACACGACAACAACAACAACGACAACAACAACAAGCCAAAAAACCTTCCTCTGCAATAAATTATACTATCAATCAACCTGAAAGTCAGTTGTTAAAAGAACAATATTTATTTTATGCGTTAGATGGTTTAAAAAATGGATTTATAACCGCAAATAACATCCAATGTAGTGCAATTAATACAGTAGAACAATTAAAAACAATTCAAAAGGGTACGTTTTATAATAATAAAATAGAACCATGGTATGTTCTCTCGAATAATGGGAACGGTGACTGTTTGTTTTATGTGTTTTGTCAAATAGTAAATAGTCCCGATTATAAAGCCATAAATTCTGTATTAAAAACAAGGCAGAGTGAATTTAACACTGGTGCTAAAAATATAAACTATTATGACAATGAAGGGAATTATACGGTTGCTGGATTACGAAACCTGGTAGCGGATTTCATATTGTATAATATTGATCTTGGAGAAGACATTGGTGAATCTATTATTAGTAGAGATACAAATGAACCAGATGATCGATACATAGTTAGTGGTAATTTAAATCAGACATTGGATAATATGAGAATATGTGCGGATAAAGATAATAGATCTTTATCAAAACAAAAAGCATTACCTAATGATAATTATTATTGGGGAGATCAAACTGCTATAAATATAATTGAATATGTTTTTCAATTTAAAACCATAATTATACATAAACCGAATCAGGTGAATAGAAAAACTGGAGTATATAATGATAATGATAAAGTGACTATAAACTTTAAAAACAATACAGTAATAAATAGTGATTATGTTGAAATTGAATATTATACAGATAATACACAAAAAAATTCGGTTATAGAAAGTGGATATTTAATTGATAAACAATTGGATAAAGATGGAAACCTTCAATCTGTAACTATATTAAAAAATAACAATATGGACCTCAATACATGTGAATTTGATAAAAAACAGATCAACAATGACAACAATAATACAATAATCAGTATTCATAAAATTGAAAAATATAAAATATACAATAGTCACAGTTTTGCTTTGTTACAGGGATCATCATATAAAAACTATGTTTATATATTAAATCATGATAGAAACCATTATGAAACGGTAAGTTTTGTTATTAGAGGAAAAATGCGTTATGTTTTTGATTCTAATTATATTTTAGAATTTCATCCGTATATTATTTACATGATTTTTTTATATGCATTTATGATTGGTTCGCCTGTATCATCTCCATTTGTCAAAACAACTTTAGAACAATATTTGAAGCAGTTGTATGGATATTATTCTTCAAAAGCTAAAATTAAAAACCGATTATTGTTGGGTGGTGCGGGTGCGGGTGATGGTGCGGGTGATGGTGCAGGTGATGACAAAAGTCCATTAACACATCGCGTTGAACTAGATAAAACGCCAAATCCGTCAACTACAGATACTGGTTCTACTCTTACCCCTTCTTATTACGGTCAATTTAAAAATTATATGAATGATAAATTAGATCAAGTTACCCCGTATTACGGACAATTTAAAAATTATGTGAATGATAAATTAGACCAACCTCTTCCCATTAATAATTCAAATAAAACTATTCCAGTATATTATGCGAATCCAAATTTATCTTATTATGTTGTAGTTAATTTAGAATTATTCCCAGGGGATAAAATTTCAAATATGGATAAACGAAATCTTGGTTGCCAAATTAAATTTGATAATATACGAAAATCGTATGCGGATTTATTAGGATATCAATACCAACCGTCATTGTTAAATACCAATGTTATGCCGAGTAGGATAGACACTAAGAGTGGTAGCAGTAGTAGTAGTAGTGGTAATAAATCAACTTCTAACTCCAAAAACACTACAAAAAAATATAGGAATGGCGACAATAGTAAAAACAAAAACTACCGAAATACTCGACGATATCGAGGGTAAGGGAGATGGTGTAGTTTTCTTTATTTTGAGAGAAAATAAAGAAAATAATAGTGTGCTAATTATCGATGTTTTCGTGATTTCTTTGATCTCTTTGATCTCTTTGATTTCTTTGATTTCTTTGATTTCTTTGATTTATGTAGTTTGCCTCCTATACTTGTAGGTTGATATGTCATACCACTTTTACTACCATTATCCCAATCCACAGGCATATCTTTAAAATTATCTATATCTAAACTTGGATAGTTATTTTCTAGAAAGGATTTTTTAAATGTATCAAAATTTGATGTTAATTTATAACATTCATTTAGTTGTTGATTAATTCTTTTCTCACGTCTAATATTATAGAGATTCATAACGTCTTTCTTAATACTGTAGATTTCATAAGGCGTTTTTTTGTTAGGGTCTACTGTTCTATTTTTAGTATTATTAAGCATATTTTGTATTAAAACTCTCTCTTCATCTACCCATTGTTTATTCAATTGTAACCATTTTTTTTGATCATTTATATCATCAGGACATAAATTTGTATCATATATATTCATTATATATAATACAAATATTTTTTTTATTTTACACAATCAAAACGCAGAAATTTAGCTAAATAACAATATTTTTTGTCTTACACGCAATTACCGAACCTACAATATTTGTTGGAGCGACGTTTTCTACATTTGTGTATATTATTTCAACGTTTTTTTTTGATTTACATTTAGAATATTCTTTGCATAGTACAGCTCCTTGTTTCACTATATGCATGAATTGTTTTTTTGTCAATTGTTCTGGTATAAAATTATATCGCAAACATAGTTTTTCTGGGTCAGTTACACCATTACATACATTATTATAATGTTCTAAATTCATTACTGCGATAACATGGCATGAAGATTCTTCACCTACATGAAACCATATGTCTTCCGGATGCGATTCTTCAATAATTTCGATATTATTTTTTGCGTTCCTCCCTATTTTGAAGAGAATCGTTTCTCTTATACTAGGAATATATCTTGTAACTGTTCGCATTTTATCTGGTTTTACTGGTTTTACATTCATATTAGAGAAATATTTGTTTACTAAATTCAATTTTTATTTTTATTTTGTAAGAAATTATTCAAAAATTAGATTTAGACTTTTTGTTCTTTTTTGTTTTTTTACTTTTTTTACTTTTTTTACTTTTTTTACTTTTTTTACTTTTTTTGATTTTTTTGATTTTTTTGATTTTTTTACTTTTATTTCTAGCTCCACCCTGAGACTTAGTATCATTATTACAAATTGTATAATTAAATTTATCCACTAGGTCTTGTTTATTTTCTTCAACATCGTAAAGTTCAATAAATACTTCAATAAATTCATTTTTATCTTTACGTTCTAAAAAAACAAAATCTTCTAAAAGTCTCTTATTAACACATTTTTTAATTGCATCAAAATTATCTTCACGAGCTTCTACAAAAGTTATTCTATTAACCGATTCATTTTGCTTTAATTTTTGTTGATACAGTTTTTTATTTAGCTCTAATTTTTGTTGATTCAGTTTTTTATTTAGCTCTAATATTTGTTGATACATTTTTTCCAATTCCAATAATTTTTGTTTATCCGATTCATTTTGCTCTAATTTTTCTTTATCCAATTCATTTTGCTCTAATTTTTCTTTTTTGCGAATTTTCACATAAATAGTTTTATATCCTCTTGGGTCGGGGTTGTTGATTTCACCCTTTGTACTACCATCCCGAAATGTCATTTCATAATAGTTGAATGCTTTACTTCCATTTAAGTAATATAATAAATCATTATTTATTTTCCACCGAGATTTGTAATTATAATTAAAATCATCACTGAAAAATTCTAATTCTTTTAGCAATGTTTTTATTTCATCTATTTGTACATCGTCTGTATTTAAAATTGTTTTATCAAATGTATTGGATTCTATTGAATATGCTTCAGGAATATTTGACATGTTACGAATAAATAATTATATATATATATATATATATATATTATATATATATATAAAATATCATAAATTATTAGTCTTCTTACACCCATACTAGATTTATACTAGTATCATATCAGGATTATAAAGTGAATAGTATGTTTTAAAATCTTCGCGGGTATAAATTATTAATTTAGTATAATGCTAAAAAAACTTGTAGTATTATTTGAAAGTAAACAGTATGGATGGATTACTTATTCTACAACTGGAAGTGATGCAAAAAGAATATTAAGTGTAAACAACAAATATGATATTTTTTACATTTTTGACTGCGATATAGAGAAACAATATCCATATACAATGAAATTAAAATTACCACTAAATAACAATTACAATTGTAACACAATTCATTTAGTTTAATGAAATATTTTTTATATTTAGTAAAACGTATGATTATGGTTGATTGTTACAAAATGAAAAAATATTTGTATAATATATAAACGTTTGATTTAATAGTAAAATGAGTGATTGTCCGTATATAAATATAATATTTTATTTAGAAAATTTAATTAAATATAACGAACCATATTCATATTATAATCCTTTTTCTAAAATAAGAAAACCAGAACTAGATAAAGCATGTTCTGAAATAATTAGTACAACAATTATGAATTATTATGATCGTGAAATACCTATTGACAATCTAACTAATGCACAATTAAAAAACCTTAAAGTACACTTTGAGAGGTTGCAGAATGACGTTGAGAATGAAACAAATGAAATAAAAGCATCACAGGCTGACAACCGTAATTATTTAATTAAATCCAATAACATTGATTATGATATAAAAGAAATAGAACGACAACTAATTGATCTTGAAGAAAAAAATGCAAAAAAAGAATTACACAGTGGATATTACAGAGCTAGAAAAGAGGAGTTAGAGAAAGAACTACAAAGACTAAAATATACAAAAAGATTTAACGCAAATCTAATAAAAGATATCCACACCAATTATTCAAGAGGCGGTAAGCGCAAATCAAAACGTCGTAAAAGTAAAAAAACAACAAGTAAAAAAGGTAAAAAAAATAGAAAATCAAATAAAAAATTATCTAAGAAATAATAAACTTATCCACTATTGATTGTAACATATATTATACATTACAATCAATTTCTGTCAAATCACTGAATGAAAACTTAACTTAAAAAAAACTAAAAAGGGATTTTTTTTCAGAAACTGGTTCTGTTTTCTTTGATTTTCTTCTCTTAGTTTTAGTTTTTTTAGTCTTTTTAGTCTTTTTGGTCTTTGTTTTTTTTGTCTTGGTTGCACTAGCACTTGCAGATACTACTGCAACCCATTTATGAACACCATTCACGTCTGGTTTTGATTTAAACATCTTTCCATTATTTCCCTTCTTTGTTTTTCCTTTGCATTTGTTGGCAGGGAATGGTGGAGAAGGTCGTGTTTTGTATTTTTTGGTATTATCTTTCACACATTTTGTTTTATTTGCCATGTTTATATTATAACAATATAAAAATCTAATAGTAGTATAAGTTTTTATTTTGTACTTTTTAATTTTTAATTTTCAATTTTGGTTGAGAATGTTGATTTAACTGTAATAACAACTAAATGTTTAGTTACCCATAATCCTAAAATAATCCACATATTGGTTATACTGTTTCCACCATTGTATATAATCCACCTAAATGCATGACAATGTGGGAGGGGAACTACAACAGGTGATGTTATAAATCCGACAAATGACATTGGCGTACAATAATAAACGTATAAATGACTACATGCATAGTGGAGTATAATCCATAATAAATAAATACCGACCGCGTTGAATACATGATGTAAAATTCTTACTATCGCATAATCTTTCATTTCCATATTGGTCTTGTTGTTGTTGTGGGTTTTGTTGATTTGACTTGATATTCTCTTGGTGTTGCATAAAAAATCAATTTTTATTTTTATTTGTATTTGTTATAACCGCGACCATTACAAAATAGACTCATATTTTTTTATAAATTCCTCTTGTAAATTCGCAGGAATACAATTAAAATCGACCAATAAACGGTTAAGTTCATATTTTTTATACGCATCCTCCTTTTTTAATTTAGCATTAAAATATTCTGGTTCGTCGTAACATTTTATGGCTGTTTTAGGACCACATTTTTTAAAAACAGATGATATATTGTCACTGGAATCACCCATTACTATTTTACAAAATAGATCCTTTTTTGCATCGCCTAAACAACTTTTCTCTTCTGCAATATTTTTATAGGACATGTTATAAATTTTTACACTAGGCCCAACAAGTTGAAGATAATCTTTGTCACTGGTGATTATGTATATTTTACAATTTTCGTTCTTTGTGAGCAAATGCTTTACTGATAACGCTATACAATCATCCGCTTCCAATTGTGGATATTCTAGTATATGTTGGACGCCTCCTTTCATGAAAAGTTCTTCATTATATGTTATTGCGAATAACTTGCCTATTGATTCCGCATCTTTGTTACTACGCGTTGATTTGTACGCATCAACATATTGATTCCTCCATATATTTTCTCTCTTGCAATCTCTTCCAATATATATGGTTGGTGGTGTTGGTATTGGTGTTTGCATTTTTTTTTTCGATTTAACGTCCATATTGGATTCTAATAAATATATTTTATTAGGTATTTCTTCTACTTTTTCTATAAAGGTTTTTTTGTATTTTTCAATGAAATCGTCTGTTATTTCAAACGGTGTTGGTGCTGATACAGGTGTTGGTGCTGGTGTTGGATTTGCCAATTTCCACCAATTCATCATGGAATAAAATCGATAAAATATAAAATAGCTACCATCTATAAATATATAGGTTTTTGTTGGTGTTGGTGTTGGTGGCAGAGAAGATATATCGACGTTATTATTCATTTAGTGGTTTTTGTTGTTTATGCTACATGGTATTATTTATAATAGGTTCAATTTTATTATAAATAATGTAGGATATACTAATAGTAATATGGAGAAACTCTATAGTATAATTCATAAAAGCGCATTAGAGACATATGATTTACTAGACAAAAATAAAAAACCTATCATTCAACTAATTTCAATGTCTTTACCAAAAGAGACGCGTGACTTTATTTTTAACAAAGATTTCGATTATGAAAAATATTATTCGAAATCAGAATTAGAAGCTATGAATGCTAAAAAACTAGGAAAGTGTTCGAAAAAAAAACGGAAAGGGAAAAAAAGTGACAAACAATCTATTAGTTTATCAAAATCGATCAATAAATCAAAACTACGGTGTATATTATACCATATACCAGAAAATTTATTGAATTTTTTAATATTTTTTTCTTATTTATCTTTGCATAGCATATATTTTTGGTCCATATTAATTATACTATTATTTGTTAGTAATATTCATTATTTATTAATTGTATTGTTTGTTATTATTATTAATACTTTTGCGACTATTCTATTTTCTGGATGTCCTATTCACATAATAGAACGTAAATATAGACATAAATTAACATCCAATCAACATTTTTTATGTAACATTATCAAAAAACTACAGGATAATTATATTTATTATACTTATGAACAAAATATAGAACAATTACTTTTTGGAATTTTTTTACTTATTATAAAAATCAATTTACTTATTTTGTATAACTGTTTTTGTAAGTTTTCTCACTAAACAAAAGATAGTTTGTATCTTGATTGTTCTTCTAATTTTGTCCTTTTTCCTAAAAAAGTAAAATATTTTTTTGCCAGAGTATATTGTGTTGGTTTTTTATTTTTCAATACTTTTAAACGAACGTACATAATCATACCTACTTGCCATATACGTTTATGTGGATATTTTTTGTTTTTATATAATTTTTCTAATTTGACAATCGTATTTTTTACATCTTCTAATGTTGTATATTTTATATTTATTGTATCGCTTGGATCTTTGTCAATATACACATCAAACGATTTTTTCGGGTTTTCTGGATTAAACAAAAATTGTTTCTTTGTCTTGTGTTTCTTTGTCTTGTGTTTCTTTGTCTTGTGTTTCTTTGTCGTGTGTTTCTTTGTCGTGTGTTTCATATAATATAACTACATTTTATTACACCGTTCTGAAAATTAAATCCAATGGTGTTATTTAACAAAATAATTCAACTCACTTACCATAAAAGAATCCTCGAGAGATTATTAGGACTGTATTTATCTTTCTTCCAATTCCCTTTAATTTTTGCTGACCTATTCAGATAATTTTTTCTGCGTGTTTTATTTTTATGTTTTGTATAGTCTTCATATCCCATTTGTCCAAAATGAACGACTCTACCATCTGGTGTGGTAATCATATATTTTTTTTCTTTCTTCGTAGAAAGTCCAATCTTTGCCGTCTTCCCAATATATTTTTTGGCTCTGCGATATACTTCTGTTGGATTTGAATAGAGACGGATTTGTTTTTTTTCCATTATTATATAATTTGTATCTATAAAAAAATTGGATATATTTTTATTTATATCAGTGAAAATTTGAATCCGCAACCCAACGAACTGATTTATTTTAATCTCTAGGGATGCGGATGCGAATTAAATTCTTGAAGCATGTAAAGTAAATAAATATGTAAATACACATTTAAATATATATGTATTTATATATTTACAATGATCATTACAACTGGAAATAACGGTAGATTAGGAAATCAAATTATACGGAATTTAGCAGTTAGTTTAATAGCTGAAAAACACGATATATCCGTTCAATATTACAATAAAGATTTAATTTATAAATTGGGTATTTGTTTATATAGTGGAAGCAAAACATTCAATCATTGTCAAAAATTGGACGATGAAAATTATTTTTCAATTTACAACAGTGACTGTGTTAACTATAATTTAGATCCTAATAAAAATTATTTTCAAACAAAAGAAATAAGTAATTTTATATATGATTATTTACACATGGATTCAATAAAAAATAATATTATTGAAAAAAACCCATATAAAATGAGATATAACGCCAATAATGATTTATTTATTCATATTCGATTAACGGATGTTAGCCATTTTAATCCTGGAATAAATTATTATCTAAATACAATAAAAGCTATTACGTTTGTTGATTTATATATATCAACTGATGATATATATCATCCTATTATAAAAAGTATTATCAGTTTATATCCAAATACTAAATTGATTGTATGCGATGAAATTACTACGTTTCAATTTGCCTCTACATGCAAACATATTATATTGTCACATGGTTCATTTTCTGCTATAATTGGTTATCTTTCTTTTTTTTCTACTATATATTATCCTGAATATGAATTAAATAAATTGTGGTATGGAGATATGTTTTCTATAAAAAATTGGAATAAAATGCCAATTAAGTAATAATATATAAAATTTATATGATTTTTTTATATAAATTTTATGGTTTCTCTCCAAATATCCGATATTTAGATGTCTAAACTAATGGTATTTTTATCGGATCTAGGTTTTCTCCTGCTTCTTTTTGGCATGTTACCACTTCCACTACCTTGTAATTCTTTTAAATCAGAAATACTAATGGTACTATCATTGTTGATACTTACTGAATCTGGATCCATTTGAAGTGGTAATTGCGGTTGTTGTTGTTGTTGTGATTGTTCTTGGATATTAATTGTTTTGGTCTTTAAACCTGATAATATTTCACTTATATCACTAGGGCCTTTCATTTCTGGTCTTTGGTTTGATGATTGTGATGGTTGTTGTGGAGGTCTTCTAGGTGTTCTCTCAATATTTACTGGATTCGATTGGTTTTCACGAATATTAATACCATCGTTCATGTTTGGAATGCTGGATCTTCCCATACCTGAGCCCATATTCATGCTATTATTGTTTCCAGGACGGCCTCCCATGTATGGCATACTATTTGGGCCTTGTGTTGCCATAGGCGGTGGTGGAGGCTCTCTTCCCATTGGAATATCCGGTTCTGGATTCATTAAACCACTCATAAAACCACCAAATCCTGGGTTACTTTGGCCCATTGAATTTACTGCCGCATTTTGAAATTGCCTCATTAAATCTGGGTTTTGTCTCATGATGTCATCCATTCCAGGCATTGATGACTTAAACATTGTATTTGTCATATGTAACATAAGAGCACTACCACCTAATTGGAACATTAGTTTTAGTTCTGGTGCCATGGTAGCCTTTGATTTGTATTTTTCATACAACTCTGCAAAAATTTCATCATAATCATTAATATTTTCATTTATTTGTTCGCTCCATCCATCTAATTTAATATCAAAAGGATCGAATTTGTTATTTAAAAATTCAATACCATTGATAACAGCCATCATCATATTTCCTTGAAACTTGATGGAATTTTGCTTTGTTTTTTCCTCCATAATTGTCTCATATTCGCCCTGCATTTCCGCTAAAGGTGAATCCATATTGTATTTTTTTGATAATTCAACACCCTTTTTCTCCAGAGCTTCTAATTTTCTTAAATATTTGAACTTTTCTCTCAACAATTCTTCTTTTGACATAGCGGGTTGTATTGGAACTGTTTTATCTGGATTACCAATCGGAACATTGTTAAATTTACTAAAACCATCCCATGTTTTCGAATTTGCATCTCCTGTTTCTGCTGTTGATTTACCTATGGATATAGATGGCTCTGGTCTTGAGGAGGACGTTGTATTGTCGTCAAAACGAACACCTAATGATGGACGATCGTTTGTTGATGACGCCGAAAAAATATCTGATTTCGGTGAATAACTGGATGAGCCAGAATCAATATTAAAACTAGTTACATCGGATAACTCGTTCAATTCATTTTCTAATTTATTCAAATCATCAATATTAATATCATTATCATTACCGTAACCGGAAGATTTTGATTTACCATCTTTCACTTTATCATTCATTAGTAATTCAATACCACCACCGAAATTGACCGATTTTAATTGGTTTAAATCGTCATTCAAATTTGATATATCGATAATTTCACTATCCATTTAATATAACTTATTAAGAACATATAATTTTAAGTAGTACGAATATAATAATATATTTTTGTTTTTTGTTTTTCTTTTGTTTTTGTTTCGGGTCTATAATTTATTTTTTATATACCAAATACCTTGTAAAAAACAATCTGCTAAATCATCTCTTTTACTGTGTTTGGCAAAAAATGAAATCCATTCATTGTTGTCGTGTATTTTTTCTAAATTTTCTAAACAAGTTACAATACCCAATTTTTTTCGATCGTTGTATTTCGATTTTTCTGTTTTATCGTCTTGTGTATGTGTAATTGATGTAGTCTTGTTAGTAACATCTTTCAATTTATTAAAAGAAGATACAAATTTAATATCTTGCTGATGTGATGTCGAACTTTTCATAATAAAATATTGGGCCACCATACCTTGAATTGTTTTCATACGATTTGCTATTGGACTAATTTGGTTTTCAATTAAAATAACATCAATGTTATCATATGTGTTGTTAGTAATAAAAATTTCGTCAAACTTTTTTTTTATATTTTTACCGATGCTAATAATATCTACTTTATTTGAATTTGTTATATTAACAGGCTCAAAACATTTATTCAAAACATATTCATTAAACAGATGTATCAAGCCCTGTTTTTTGATTGGTTTTGCATAAGATATATTGTATTTTTCAGCCAACTCAAACAAACTATTGATTTTTTGTTTATTTAAATAGGATGATTCCAATTCTTTCGTAGGAACATGAAATACTTGTTTTTTTGAATGTTTTAAACAATAACATTTGTTGTTTTTTGTATATTTGGCTGGTTTATTGCATATATTGATGGATTGTGGTATCTGGGGGTGTGGTATCTGGGGGTGTTTTGTTGATTTCGTAGATTTTGCTTTTGATTTATCATTTTCTATTTCTCCACATAATAATGGTTTTTCTTCTCCTATATTGACTATATCCCATTTTTTCACACTATAAATATTATTTTCTATTTCAAATAAACAAAATGCTAAATTTTTAATACCAATATCAATACTTAATAATTTTATGGTACATGGTGAAGAAGACATATACATAAATAATATGTATATTATTTATATTGTATTTTTACACCTTTTCTCATTTCAAACGCCCATTATTTCGTTAGATTATAACAATAAATTTATAATGTATTATCATAAAATGGGAATTTATGATAATGGTAGTATGTTTGGAATAAGAATATATAATTTTAATGATGATGATTTTGCGAATATATTATTTGAAGAAAAATATCATGAAATAATGACTCATCAACAAATGAGGGAAGCATATTTATTCTATACCGAGTTGAATAACAAAGATGAAATACATTTTCAATATTATACTGAATGTAGTAGCACATATGGCGAAGGAATTTATTTACATTGGCATCCAATGACGTTAAATCTATTTTTAGAAAAAATCTGCGTTTGAAATGAGAAAAGGTGCATAAGAAATTTAATCTTTTTTAAGTTCATTATCAAAATAATACTTTGGACTTGTCGATATTCTTACATGCGTATAATCAACACCTAATCCATGGACGCTTATCCATACTTTACCTTTTTCATTCATAAATTTTTTGGCTACTTCTGCAACTTTTTTCCAAAATTCTTGTTGTTGTATTTCTGAAGCATTGTCAATAAAATCCCTTAATGTAGCATAATTTTTTCCACGAACAGGCATTGGAACTACTAACATTGTATCTTTGTTAAGATTTGGAAAAGAAACTACATATTTATTTTGTGAATTTTTGAAATACTCTTGAAAATCTTTTTTATTTTGCCTTTGTGCTAGTTTATTATTTGTTCTAAAAGTTTGTAAATATGCTACTTTTCCGTCATTTTTCAATACACTTGTATTCCATTGAAATTTTCCTTTTACATTTTTAGGATATTTTAGTACAATTCCATTTTCCCAATTAGCTAAAATCTCACTCCACAACATTTATATATAATATATATATATTTAGGAATTTTGAAAAAAAATATACTTATTATATATACCATGTCAATGACTACTCGTAGTAAAACAAGCAAAAAGGCCATTTACAGACGCCGTGTTAAAAACTCCACCTGCAGAAAAGTTAAACGTTCTGCTGTATGCAAACGAACTGCTGGATGCAAATATGCTTCTGGAACTAAACGTCGTTATTGTCGTAAATCCAAAAACAGACGTGCTTAAATGTCAGTTCTTGGATTTTTGATTTCGGTTTGTAAAATCATATTTTATTTATTTGTAAATAAATTATGATTTTTTGTGTCTATTTAGTGCAATTGATGTTTGTGGGGGTGATATTGAGATTGTTATTGAGATTGTGATTAATACCTAATTGACCTAATGAATCTGGTGTAAAATAAGGCGAAATCATCTTTGCTTCCAATTGTTGTCTAGATAAGTATGGATTTTTTAAATCACTGTTTTGATAACCATAACCATGTGACCCAGTGTCAAATAAAGATTTATACATAATAGGTACGTTGCTAGAAGGTGTAGACTGTCCGGTTGTTACACTACATGGCATCCCTAAATCATAACACGCTGATATGTTATTATAATTCATAATTTTCATACCATTGTTTGTTAAATATTGTCTATATTGCCAATTTGATCGAATATTCTCCTGTCTTTGAATTCTTTCATTTATAACAGCTTCTGGTTGCCATGAAGCATAATTTCTACCGTCTGCCATAATAGGAGGAAAATCGAAATGAACGTTGTTCGATCCAGAGTAACATGTTGCCCAACTCATATTTTAAAATGTTATGTTATCTAAATATATGTATATAATTAGATAATATATTTTTATAGGTGTAATGGTTTTTTATTAGTTATGTGTAATTTTATTGGTTTGGTTTTATTCAACTTCTAGTAATTTTAATAATTCATTTTTTTTCAACTTTGAAGCATCAGTAACTACACCTTTTTCAATTACTATACTTCGAAGTTTATTTAATGATAATTTCTTGTAATCCAATACTTCAACATTTTTAATATTTACATCAGACACATCTTCTGATTCGATTTCGATTTCGAATTCTTCTTCGTTATCGTTATCGTTATCGTTATCGTTTGTTGAAACATTGATATTGATTGTTTTCAGGTTTTTCATATCAGATTCATTTAATTCTGAACTTTCATTTGGCAATAAATTTGCTACAGATTCAAAATTCAAATTTTCAATATTTAAATCATCATCGTCTTCTTCATCAATTTTAATGTTTTTTTTATCATCATCGTCGTCGTCGTCGTCGTCATCGTCATCGTCGTCTTCGTCTTCATCGTCTTCTTCGTCGTCGTCGTCATCATCGTCGTCTTCGTCTTCGTCGTCGTCTTCGTCTTCTGAGATTGCAATTAAATTACTATTTGGATTCAATTGATTGTTTCCGTTTCCGTTTCCGCCATTCATATTTGGTGGTGGATTCATTACTATCGGAATACCACCTCTACTAGCAACCATTTGGACGTGATATTTCACAGAATTTACTTCTTCTGCCATGGTTGATACCAAATCAAACATAGATGCTATCTTATGATTTTGCTCTGCTGTTTTTTGGTTAAAGTAAAAAAATACACTACCAACTAACAACAAACATATTGCTAAACTAATTAAAAAAGATGTTGAAAATATATCTGTTATTGTCATTTCTTGATGTTATTGGTATACTTTATCCTATTAATTGATATATATATAATTATATTTATATGTTAAACGAATACATTAAATATTTATTCTATTCGATGTTCTTTGAGTTTTTTTGATTCATTTTATTTCTCGTATTATTAATTATTTCTGTTGGATAGTTCATATCATTTAACACTTTTATACCACCATGAATTTCAGATATTCCTTCCTTCATTTTATATGTATATGAGAAATCGTTATTGTTTGTCAAATCTACATGCATATGATAATTTTTAACACGTTTGTTTTTGTTTAATTTTTTACATACTTTGATAAAATGTGTTGTCATAATACATTGTACTTTTTCAATTTTAACTAAATATTGCATAAAAGCTAAAGCACTTATAACGGCCTCTTCTGGATTCGTTCCAGAGTATATTTCATCAAACACACAAAAGTGTGAATCATCGTCACCTCCATTATTCTCTTTAATCGTATCTATAATTTCTTTACATCTTCGTGCTTCCGCCTGAAACAAACTATCTCTACCTGATGTATCTGGAATATTTAAATAACAATGGATAAATTTATAGGGTTTTAAAATGGCCTCATCATAAAATCCACATCCAAATTGTTGTGATAATATAACGTTTATTAATGCGGATTTTAAAACGGTTGTTTTTCCAGAAGCATTTGGACCGGTTATTATCATTGCTTTATCCAATTTGACATCATTTTTCACTGGATTTTTATTTATTAGAGCAGCATAATATGATTTTTTCAATATATTAGAGTTTTTGGATTTGGATTTGAATTTGGACTTGGTTTCTTTGGTTTCTTTGGTTTTGACATTGAAATCAGCAAAGTGTAAATTCTCCTTTTGAATATTATCTATTAATCCTTCTAAATTATCTATATATCCATTAAAGCCAAATGAATACAAAAAGGATGTATTATAGGTTTCATTATAATTCAATTGATAAAAGTATTTCAACACAGTACCTATTTCTGCCAATTTCCTAAAAGAAATTTTAAAATCAGAAATACTAGACAAGTTATTCTTATATTCTTCTAAAATAGATTTGTGTTTTTTCATTTCTTCAATAAAACCAGTGTATGTTTTGTTTTTCAATTTTGATACCAATGATTCTAAATTTTCCATATTAGCCAATGTATATTGTAAATATTCCTTAAATTTATTTAAATAGGTGTGTATTTTTCTTATATTAAATTGGAATCGAATACATGTAAGAATGTTTTGATAAATTGAAAATAAATAAAACCCAGCAGATATTAACATGTATATTTTTTGATCTAATTTAACTTTGTGAAACTGTGTAAATAGTTTACCAATTGCATGATTCCCTGCTAATATTTTCAATATATCTATATATTCTTTAATTGATAGAGATAAACCACGAGCTTTTATTATAAAAAAAGGAACTATCAAAATAAAAACAGGAACAAATAATGATATAACTGGAGATGTCATGTTATAAAAACTCATTAATTGTAAAAACATTTGTGACTCATTTAAATGTAAAAAATAACTCCAATCCATGTAGCTGTATTTTTCTCTAAAACCTGTGTCTAATTTGATTTCATCCCATAATTTTACTATTTCGTCATAGTCGGGTTTTTCTGGAACTTGGGTATTTTCATTGGTGATGTCCGGATCAGTTTCTTTCACTAAACATGATTTATATGATTTTAAGAGATGTTGTGTATCAGTCAAAAAATTTACATCATAGGAATAATAATTCGGTATTTGGTCTAATACCTTTTTTGCTAAACAATTTGTTGGTTGAAATGTATTGTATAAAATAGGGATACATGATGCATCAGTGTCAATTGTTTTAATTAGTTCTAAATCAGTAATGATATTCTCTTTTAATTCTGTCTTTTTATCAACATAAAAAATAGGCAGTTTAAAAATATCGTTAATATTATTGATTTTTGTTTCTTTTACCGATTCTTTTACCGATTCTTTTTCCGATTTTTTTTTGTAATTCATATTAAACTAATATTTATTAAAAATTAGCATAATAATATATTATTTTTTACGAATTCTTTTTAGTTTTTTTTGTGATTTTTTTGTCTTTTTGTCTTTTTGTTTTTTTGTGATTTTTTTGTCTTTTTGTTTTTTTGTGTTTTTTTTTTTTTTTTGTTTTTTTGTGATTTTTTTGTCTTTTTGTTTTTTTGTGATTTTTTTTGTCTTTTTGTTTTCTTGTTTTTTAATGATGTCATACCACCTTTCATGTTTTCACTCGCTACATTTGCATCTTTTCCTTCATTCTCAGGTTTAATGTATTTACTTGCAAGTTCTTTATATTTTTCTACATGTTCTGGTTTGATGTATTTACTTGCAAATTTTGCAATTTTTTCTATATGCTCGGGTTTAATGTATTTACTTGCAAGTTTTGAAAATTTTTCTATATCATCATCATTAACATTCTCGAGTTTCATTTTAGATCTTTTTTTTTTATTCTTCATTATCATCTCTTTTATTGCTTTTTCATCTTCTGGTTTAACATTTCCTAGTATTTTTTTTATTCTCTCTATGTCTTCGTCTGTTTCCTTATCATCATCTAGATCATCTTTTTTTTCTTTCTGCTTCATGATGTCTTTTATTGCTTTTTCATCTTCTGGTTTAACATTTCCTATTATTTTTTTTATTCCCTCTATGTCCTCGTCATTATCATCATCTTTTTTTTCTTTCTTCTTCATCATGATGTCTTTTATTGCTTTTACATGCTCGGGTTTAATGTATTTACTTGCAAAATTTGCAATTTTTTCTACATGTTCGGGTTTAAGATATTTACTCGCTAAATTTGCAAATTTTTTTATATTCTCGTCGGTATTCTTTCCATCTTCACCCTTTCCATCTTCACCCTTTCCATCTTCACCCTTTCCATCTTCACCCTTTTCTTCTTCACCCTTTCCATCTTCACCCTTTCCATCTTCACCCTTTCCATCTTCACCCTTTTCTTCTTTACTTTTACTTTTTTCTTCATGTTCTTCTTCATGTTCTTCTTCTTCTTCGTCTTCATCTTCTTCATGTTTTTCTTCATGTTCTTCTCTCGAATTTCCCAAACCCATACCCATTGTATTCATATTCATATTAACAATAAAATCACTCACATCTTTATCTATTTTTTTCACATTTTTTTTTTGATATTGTATGAATTCTTTTTTTGTCATTGGTTTTACTATTAAATTTTTTGTTATTTCATTTATTTTATCATTGAGTACTGATTCTGTAATGTCATTTGTTTTATTTATATACTCTTGATTTTTTAATAATTTATTCAAATCAATTACATTTATCGTTTCTATTAACATTTTACACTTATCATTTTTATCATTATTACATAAATAATACATTTGAATGTCATTTTTTCTTCCTTCACTACTCATATTATAATATGAAAATACATTTATTTCTAGTATTGTATTTATTAAAATAGTTGGTCGAAATTTCCTGGTAATTCACTTATTTGTGTATCATAATGTTGTTCTATTTCTTTTATTTTCGATACATCACGTCTTGTAATAAAGTTGATTCCAACACCTTTTCTTCCCCATCTACCACTTCTACCAATTCTATGTAAATAAGTATGGACGCATTTTGGAATATCAAAATTGATTACTACACTGATTTGTTGAATATCAATACCACGTGCTGTAACATTAGAAGAAATCATAACTCGATATTTACCATTTCTAAAGTCAGCAAATGCAACATCTCTTGTCGATTTGTCCATGTTACTATGAATACAACAAACTGGAAAACCATCTTCTATCATTGCAGCATGTAAATCGATTACACGTTTAATACTGTTACAATATATGATACATTGTGATAATGAAATATAAGAATATAAATCCTTCATAACTAAATATTTTTGTTTATCATCATCTACTGCTACATAATATTGTGAAATACCCTCGAGTGTTAATGCTTCTGTTTTTACAAAGATATTTACTGGATTCCTCATAAATTTACTTGTTATGTTATTAATATATTCTGGTAAAGTAGCACTAAATAATGCAACTTGAATATCATTACTAAATGTTTGAAAAATATTATACACCTGTTCTTTAAATCCAGATGATAACATTTCATCTGCTTCATCTAAAACTACTAATTTAATATTTTTTGCTTTAATGTTTCCACGTCTTATCATATCATAAACACGACCAGGGCATCCAACTATAACATGAGGTGGTGTATTTTTTAGCTTATTAGCGTCTTCATCAATTGATGTTCCTCCTACTAATGTATATACTGATAAACCATTCATCATGGCGCCAATACTAGAAATTACTAGTGATATTTGTTTTGTTAATTCACGAGTAGGTGACATGATTAAAATTTGGGTTTCGGATTTGGATAAATCGACTAATGATAAAGATCCTACTGAAAATGCTGCAGTTTTTCCTGTTCCTGATTGTGCTTGGGCGATTACATCCTTACCTTTCATAATAGGAACGATTGATTTCGATTGAATTGGACTAGGTCTCTCAAAACCATAACCATAAATTCCTCTTAATAAATCGCTTGGAATTTCTAATTCGTCCCAACTTCTTATTTCGTAAATTGAATCGTTCGATTCGCAGTTGTTATTTTGTTCGGTCATTCTATATATATTTGGTTGTAGTTTTTAAATATATTTTGATTTATCTTATTTGTATCAATTTTTTTTATAATTCATTCTATGGTCTATGGTGTATGGTGTATATACGTAATTTCTTTATAAATATGTCCTTATTTGTTCGATTCCGTCTCTCAAATCATAATAACAAATTTCAAATTTATTAGGATACGAAAAATTATAATCATAACACAATCCAATCCCATGATCTATATCAAACCCAAATTCAAAATAATAACTTGATTTATGTGCAAATTCTATTTCTTTCATTATTTCCATTTTTTTATTTATCAATGGGGTGACCATATTATATCGCGTGTCATATTTATGTATTATATTTACATATTTGTCTCTTCTGTATTTTATTCTTCCGTCATATGCTAATATTATGTTTATAATATCAGTTGGGAAATGTTTGTTAAACATATTATATGATATGATATGATATGATATGATATGATATATTATAATATGAGATAAATAAAATAATTTATAAAAAAAAATGATATTATATATAAATTTATAAATACTATATAAAAATATATATAAATATATACATAATCATAATCATGGCACAAGTATATAAATATACCATTCATGATATAAACAATATTATATTAAATGGATTCGAATACAAATTAAACGACGACGTTATTGAATTAATTTCAAATCTCACCTCTGAAGTGGGTTCACCTACGTATATTAAAACACCTAATTTTCAAAAACAAAATACAGAAAATGATGATATAAAGGCGCAAAAATATCAATCTAGATCGATATATGGACCTGGAGCAGGTGTCGGAAATGGTTGCGGAAATAGTAAAAATAACAATTCTATAAAAAGACATAAAGGAATATCAAACAAACAACATTTGGATCCTGTCAAGGACGACGATTGGGAAACCATACGTACATTTAGTACAACTAAAATGGAACAACATGAAGGACTCGACATTTTTATAGACAACATACGAAGCAATTTAAATAAAATGTCTATAAAAACATACGATGAAATTAATACAAATGTAACGTTCAATATCGATGAATTATTACGTGAAAACATTACCAATGAAGAAACCCATAAAATTAGTAATATAATATTTGATATAGTATCAACAAATCGTTTTTACTCAAAATTATACGCTAAGTTGTACTCTAATTTACTGACAAAATATGAGTTTATTAAATTAGTTTTTAAAGAAAAAGAAGCATCATTATGTGAAATTTTAAATAACGTCCATTATGTATCGCCTGATGAAAATTACGATTTATTTTGTGAAATGAACAATACGAATGAAAAACGTAAAGCGTTAATATCATTCTTTATTAATTTAGTTTTCTATGATGTTATAGAGATTCGTGTTATAGAAGATTTGTTGATTCACCTATTAGACACTTTAAATATTTTAATTAAAGAAGAAAATAAAAAACATGTAGTGGATGAATATATTGAGATTATCTTTATTCTTTACAATAAAGAATTATTCAATAATTCAAACATAGTTACCGATAATCACACAAAAATAGTAGAAACAATTAAACGTCTAGCAGGAGTAAAAGTAAAAACATATCCTAGTTTATCCAGTAAATCAATATTTAAATTAATGGATATTATTGAAATTTAGTGTCTTGAATTGCAAATAAAAACATTATATTTTTATGTAAAGATAAATATATAATATAACATACATTTATTAAATCACAAGCATAGAAACATGGTTTTATCAAAATTAAATAATCGCATTAGTTATCCAGAATTGAAAAAAATACATCACGATGATAATAAAATGAATTATGAATTATATAAAATTTTTATTCACGATTTGTATGTAGTTATAGCCATTGGTAAAGTAAAACGAGAATTCGAAACAGAAAATATTGTATATTTTCCTATTTATTTGATAAATAAAAACAAAAAAGCTATACAAATTGGTGTTTATGAAATTGATGCAAACTATTATTTAGAATTTTTAAACGATGATGGTGATTTGGATTTAGATAGAAATGCGTCTTTGACACCTCTTTTATTTAAATTTGCAACAAAATCAATGATTGACAAAGAACGATTGGTAATAGAATCGGATGACGAGGATGAGGATGAGGATAAAGATGAGGATAAAGATGAGGATGAGGATGATATGGAGAGAAAATCAGAATCCAATTTAGAATTCAAACCAGAAGAAAAATCAAAATCAATTTCAAGTGCTATTATTACTATTCCAGAAAACAGAAAGGAGTTTTTTGTATTAACAAAAGGCATAGAAATTCCACCTTTATTGAAAGAAGAAAGTAAGGTACTTGCTAATGATATTATTCAAAAATACCATACAAAAACTTCCGATAATTGGATTGTTAAATACATGAAAAATAATTATTACGACATTGTTGAAAATGAAGGTGGTTGTGACAGTTTTTTTTCATGTATAAGAGATGCTTTCTCTCAAATCGCCCAACAAACATCTATTCAAAAATTACGCAAAAAGTTTGTTGATTGTATTTCCGAGAATGTATTCTTATTTTATAAAGATAACTACGATTTATTTTATAACACATTAAACGATACTATTAAAAACGCAAAGGAGTTGAATATCGAATACGATAAAATTCGACAACAATACAATAACATTTTAGACAGAAATGAAAAAAAACGATTAACAGAAAAAGGGAAAACAGTAAAAAAACAACACGATAAACTCATATACGAAAAAAAATATGTATCCATGTTTTTGAAAGAATTTAAATTTATGAAAACCGTGGATAATCTTGAAAAATTTAAAAAACATTTAATGTCATGCGAATTTTGGGGAAATAAATGGGCTATAGAATGGGCCATTGTATTAATGGAGTATTGTTTAAACGTGAAATTCATCTTTTTTTCAAAGGAGTATTTTAAGGAAAATGATTTCTCAAATATTATTCAATTAGGGTTGGGAAATCATTATTTTCAATTAAAAGATACACTAGAGAAAAAAAAACGATTTGAACCTGATTATTATATTATCATGATGATGGAACAATCAAAACAGCAGTCAAATGTCGATTATAAATTAGTTAGTTATAGAAAAAAACATATATTTACTTTTTCGGAATTACCTTATTACGTTAAAAAAAACATTTTAATAAAATACAATGAAAAAAATTCGGGCCTGTTTTCAGTCATACCTGATTTTCATCAATTCGTAAAAAATAATAAAAACAGTGGGAAGGAGAAGAAAAGAGAGAAAACGACCAATGGTTCGAATTCAATAGAGAACGATATACCTGACTTGGAAGAATTATCAGAAACTAGTTTAAGAGGATTATATGACGACAGTATCATGTTTATTTCTTATATACATTCAAATGGAAAACCCTTTCCTGGTTTAGGCATTGGAGAGAAAATAAGAATGGATGTTTTATTGGAATTTGTTGATTTGGCACTCATAGACAATTGGAGGAAAAAATTATCAAATGAATGGGTCCAACCTTTTACATTGGATAATCATAAATGGAATAGCGTAGAACATTACTACCAAGCCTCCAAATTCAAACAAACCAATCCTGGGTTTTATCTGAGTTTCTCTCTAGACACAGGTTCAGAACTTTCTAAAAATGTTGAAAAGGCCAAGTCCGCTGGTGGAAAGACTGGTAAATGGGAGGTTGATGAAAAAGACGTTGTTTTGTTGCGTCCAGAAAATGTGGAGATTGATCCTGATTTTTATAAATCACGCTATAATAAAGAATTGTATGATGCACAGTACGCGAAATTTACTCAAAATAAGGAACTCACGGATTTATTGATGGCCACAAAAAAGGCAAAGCTAATGCATTATGTCAATAATAAACCATTGGAAGAATATAAAAACCTCATGGAGATTCGAGAGAAATTAATGGGGTTGGGGTTGGATAGGGATGGACGAGATGTGTAATATCGAGTAAATATGATGAGGATCGTGATTTTTTACTTTTCAATAGGATAATCTGGTAAAAATGAATTATCAAAACCTTTTTTTATAGTCATGCATAAATAATCCATTGAAACTGCATCATGAAAAACAACTTCATTCATGCATTTATCATTACTTTTCCATGAATTTTCTTCATCTATTCCACATAAAGACGAGTTTTCTTTTATTTTTTCGACTGCTTCCTTTAAGTTTTCAGGAAAATACGTATTATTTTCTGTTATAAATCCATTATTATCAGTCACATTAATATGATAATTTGTTTTTTTTAATAAATTTCTTGAAAATATTAAACAATAATTTCCTGCATATAATTGTTCTGTTAAACGGTTATCCTTTGTAATTAAAGTAAAATAAGCCCCTGGATATTGCGATGCGTCTTCTTGATTACTATTCACTTGTTTCCAATTTTCTGTATTTTTATCCTTAGTTATATGAATTAAATACAAAATATCATTCGGTATTTTTATTACACGTTCATTTTTATCATTGTAGTTTGTTTTAGTATGATGATATTTTTTGGAACTATTTCTGGAACTATTTCTTGACCTTTTACTTTTGTAAATACTACGACTTCTTGATCTATTTCTGGAACTACTATTTTTTGACCTTTTACTTCTAGAGCTACTCATTTTTGTAAAATATCTGTATATAATATATATTATTTATATAATATAATATATATTAATGAAATTGACAAAATCAAGTGAGTTGTTATTAGAGTTTTTTAAAAATCACAAATGCATTCCTGTTGTGTCATCGAACAATATCTCGAAAAAAATATTTCGTACTTTGTATAGTGATATTTGTGATGCTAATAATTATTTAGAATCTGTTAAACGAGAGAGAAATGGTATGTTATATAAAAAAACAATACAACACATTAAATCAAAAAATGATTTACCTGCTTTTAAAAATTTCCCATCCAATATATTTACAAAAGAAGTACAACATCACATTGACGTGAATATGAAATTAATAGTAAGGTATTCGCTTCAGATGTTTAATAGAAAAATCAATATCCATTTTATTATTGGACGCAAGGATTACAAGGATTCGGATAGTAAAACCTTGAAATACGAGAAATACGTGAATTGCATCTTATTATGGACCTACATATTAAACAAATATTCATCCATTCATTGTTCCAAAGATTGGAATATATATCTTTATTTTACCTCATTAGAAAAACAATTGCCTAATAAAAACATTCATCTGCAAGATAACATACTAAACTACAATCATATTAATACTGGTTTTACAACGACATGCCCCCAAATATCTGAAATTGTTATTTTTAGAAAAGAAGAATGGTTCAAAGTCTTTATTCATGAAAGCTTTCATAATTTTGCTTTGGATTTTTCGGATATGAATGTAACTGAATTAAACAAGGCTGTTTTGGATATTTTTCCTATTAAAACAGACGGTAATTTATTTGAAGCTTATACTGAATTTTGGGCCGAAATGATTAATATATGTTTTTGCAGTTATTTTTATTTGAAACAGGGTCCTGTTGATGGATTTGATGGTTTTTTGTCTAATGTTGATATATTGTTGCAATACGAGCGAATTTACAGTTTTTTTCAATTGAATAAAGTGTTACATTACATGGGATTGACATATAAAAATGTATACTCGAAAGACAAAACTAGTGCGGTGTTGAGAGAAACTTTGTATAAAGAAAATACCAATATATTTGCTTATTATGTGGTAAAATGTATTCTGATTAACAACTACAATGGCTTCCTATCATGGTGTTATCAACATAATGTCGGTGGTGTAGGAGGCAACATAATACAATTTTCTAAAACACAACAAAATTTGTATGATTTTTATTTATTCATTAAAAAAAACTATAAAACCGCTTCATTTGAAAATAATGTTGATTGTATGGAAAAATATATGTTAAAATGGCAAAAAAAGTTGTATTTTTATACAGGTCATGGTAATAATGGGGGTGGTGATGGTGATGGTGATGATGGTAAAGTAAACTATTCACAACTGTATTACTTAGTGAATAATATGAGAATGTCTATATTTGAATTGGAATAGAGTTTCTATAGGGACACTAATAAATTAAAAAATTGAATTCTAGTTAATCATGTTAATAAACGATTAAATAATAAAAAATGGGCGTAAAACTATTAAATAAATTTTTACAAGAACATTGTAAATCTCGCGATTCTATTTATTCAATTCATATGTCCGATTTACATGGAAAATGTATTGTCATTGATGTAAGTATTTATTTGTATAAATATGAATCGGATAACACTCTAATAGAAAGCATATACACCATGATTTCTATATTTCGTCATTACAATATAACGCCTATATTCATATTTGACGGTGTCGCACCTACTGAAAAAAAGGAACTAATTGAGTCGCGTTTGCAAAAAAAACGCGTTGCTGAAAATGAATATTATAAATTGAAAAAAATGTCGCACGTATCTTCGGTTACTACATTCGAAAAAAATGTCATTGAAGAACAGATGAATTCGTTAAAGAAAAAATTTGTCTATATGAATAAAATTAAAATTAATAAAATAAAACAATTATTCGATTATTATGGTGTAACTTATATTGATGCACCAGGAGAAGCAGATCAATTATGTGCCTGGCTAGTAATAAACCAATTCGCTTGGGCGTGTTTGAGTGATGACACTGATCTATTTGTTTATGGGTGTAATCGTGTCTTACGATATTTCAGTTTGGCAAATCATACGGCAGTGTTATATGATTATAACAATATTTTAAAAGAGTTGAAACTAGATCATGATGCGTTCAAAGAAATATGTGTATTGTCCGGAACCGATTATGGGGAGGGTGTTGGTGATGGTCCATTAAACATTATTAAAATTATGCAGTTGTATAAAAACTACTCATCGTGCAAAGTTGATATCTCCTTTTGTGATTGGATAAGTGTAAATTCAAACATTCAAATTAATCGTGATTTGTTGGCAAAAATAAAAGGTATGTTTGATATTACCAAATTAGATATGAGTTGGTTGGATGGTTTGACTGAATTGGATGGGTTGTATATGGATATGGGTATGGGTATGGGTGTATCAAATAAAAAAATAGAAAAAAGTGAATTATATAATTTATTGAAAGAAGATGGGTTTTTGTTTCCGTCGCGTAATTTGATTAAATCTAACTAAGTGTATTTGTGGTGGGTTATGTCTTTGATTGTTATTACATTATACTTTCTACTATTTTTTTGTTTATTTTTTCATATCCTATTTCGTTCAAATGAAATCCGTCGTTCATAAAATAATTGATAGTTGACGAAGTTAACTCTCTATTCACATTTACATACTGCAAATAATGGGGTTTTATGGAACAAAAATCACGCAACCGGTTGTTAATGTAATTTATATCCTCTATTTTAGATTCTTTATATGTTTTCGGTGATTTTATCAGCGAAATCACTATGATTTTACTGCTTGGAAATATTTTATGCAGTTCCGACAAAAACACACGCACGTTTTTTATGATGGTTTTGTTATTATATACGGTGTCAAACACATCATTTATCCCACAATAAAATACTATGTATTTGGGATGTCGGGTTATACCACTTGTAATATAATCAGTATATTTGGTTAATACTAACGACTTTGTGGTTAATTCTGAAATTCCTTTATTTATGATTTGGACGTTTTTACCATGCAATGTAAAATTTTTCCATTTTCTAATGGTACTAGACCCAATTAATAATATTGTATTTACCATATACAATATTATTTTATTTTTTTTTGGTGATGTTTATGGTTTTTATGAGATGGATATATTGATATGGATATATTTAAGCTGAAGCAGTGACTCCACCACCAGCAGTTGGTTGAGGTGTAACCTTAGCACCTGCCTTGGCAAAGTGGATACTCATAAACTTTTGTAAGTTAAAATAAGTTAGTTCCTCATTTTGCTTAATCTTAAGGAGAGTAGCTAGCTTCTTGTCTGGAAGAATCTTTCTACCATTTACTTCATCTTGAAGCTTGTTAGCACGAATGTAAGCATTAATATCCTTGGTAACATCGGTACGAGCCATTTCTGAACCAACTGGCTTATCTAAAAACTTGGCTAATTCATCACTGATACGGGTTGGCTTAACAAATCCAGATGGAGGACGGTTTCCTGACTTTCTCTTACGCTTGGTGTTTAGCTTTTGAGATGCCTTTAATTCACGAAGATACATCTTCTCGATATTTTTGAATTCAGGCTTTAAAGAAGCTATTAAGTTACCTATTTGCTGTAGCTTTGCAGTGAAATCAAGACCTTTTTCAGCAATACTGTTTTCAACTTCAACAACTTGATCGACTGGGACGGAAACGGATTCAGCGACGACTACTGGTGCGGTTTCAACTGGTGCTGAAACAGCTTCCTTTGGTGCTTTTACCTTCTTAACTTTCTTTTCAGTTGGTACTGATGTTGATTCTACAACAACATTTTCTTGTTCTGGTTGAGCGCTTGATGCTTTGGTTTTGGTTACGGTTGACTTTGCCATTTTTTATATACTATCTAATATAATACTTTTTAAGTTATTTAACGCTAATATATATTTATTTACACCAAACATCATAACAAAAATATAATATATAGGTTTTGAGGTGGGTTTTTCTAAATATTTTGATGTATTGTAAAATACGCATTATCTAAATCGAGGTTTTCATTACACCAAACATCTAGTAATTTCTCATATACAAACAGATAAATCATTATTTATGAAAAGGGTTATATCCATTATTTTCACAATAAGATATAGCACCAATTGATTGTAATTTTTTTATTATTTTAGGGTTGGTTTTTTTTAAAAAATTACCATTTATGTTTTTTCTAAAGTTATTTTCTTCTTCTTTACTAAAGAATTTATATCCTTTACACCTTTTCTCAATTAAAACGCCCAAAAGTATGTCGTGGCGTGAAATCCGCAATTACCTTTTGTTTATTTTTTAAGCGTCTATAATGGGTGTTTTAAATGTGCAAAGGTCTAAGTCAAAAAACACTTTAAATATTAAATATACTGCTACCAGATTTGCTATCCAACACCATAAAGAACCCCAAGTGTCAGTTTTATAATACGTATAATAAATTGCAAGAAATACTATTAAATACGCACTAAATTCAAAATATCGTTTTTGATATAAAAGTACACCAAGAAAAAAAGATAACCATATAAAATTAATAATTGTAGGAAACTTTAACCATTTCCAAGCCAAATGACCATTTTTTGCTTTATTCATTGAAAAATCAATTGGGAAATAAAGTAAACAGAAGAAAATAAATGGAATATATAACGCAATAATCCATGTTTTTATTTTATTATCTATGTCATACGCTAAATTTATCAAAAATGGTTGTACGAATATTAAGAACAACCCTATTTTTGATAAAAAAATAATCATTTTTTTATTATTCAAATTACCCCAAGCAAAATATTCTACTAATTGCATTGAAATGAATGAAAGAAAAAATAAATAGTCATAGAATTTAATTACATTATTAAAATAAGCAAATGATATTCCAAATAAACTGAATAAAAATGAATTCAAAGATACTTTTTGATTCCAACACATATATAATATAAGTTTACATATAAAATTATATTATATAAATAATTTTCATTTTAAATGAGAAAAGGTGTAAAAAATTAGAAGAAAAATAAATGGCGTTTGAAATGTTAAAAGGTTTAATATACAAACGTTTGAAATAACCATGGGAGTGCCATTGCAGCATTTGAATTAACGATTGTAAGTGCTCCTAAAACATAATAACAACCTAATGATTTGTTATCTCTGTCTAGACCACTTGTCACTATTTTTTCAATCACCTCAATAATCTTTTTTCTCATAAAATAAATGTCATGATTATGACATAATTGGACGAAAGAAAATCCATTGAAAGGATCACCATTTGGTGGATATATCGCTCTTTTTGTTTCTGGTGTAATTTGAGCTCGATAATCCCATATATCAATCAGTTCTCTCATGTATCGAATTAGTTTGATGCGATCTAAATCCAGAAACCATGCAGGATTACTATAATTTCCTAATGAATCCATATATTGAAAAACATCGAGTATTTTCAATTCTATACCCTTCTGATAGGTAACTTCAAACGATGGTGTTTTTATTATCGTATCTACTTGTGGGTCCAATATTTTACTCAATCGTATAAACAATTTTACTTTTGCTAGTACTTCGTCTGGGATTTTAATTCTGTTATACGGATTTTTCACTTCACCATTTGACTTTGTAATCAAGTTGTAGAGAGAAATCACATCAAACCCATAGACAAAATTATCGACATCTTTGTAACTGAAAAATAAATTATTTGGAATTGTTATTAATTCGTCCATAGTAAAAAAATCATTTGCATTCGTACATATTTCACGATTTTGATATGCTGGTCCATGTAATGAATTATATATTCGTTGGATATGTCCTCTATATATTTTTTGGATCTTGATAATATAAAAAGAAAATTTTAAATAATTATGTAACCTATTCAACAATTCATTTTTATTACCTGATTGTTTCAATTTATGAAATTTAATAAATTCTTTCAGTTGTTGAATATTATAATTATGTTGAAATAAAACATTATAGTTGTGTATTGTTGGAATTACAATATTCACATTATCTATTTTATTCAACTTTTTCATTTTTTTTTGCTTTTCTTTCATGGTTGCAGGTTCGTTATTAAAATTGCATTTTAAAATAATATTACTCATATATTCATCCATAGTATCATTTGATTCATTGTTACTGGTTGTATTTAAATTTTTTGATGCTGTTTTATTCATGTAATGTTTAAATTGATTCTTGTTTATAGTATGGTTCTAATTTATATTATTGTTGTAATTTATATTTATATTATATATATAATACATTATTATATTTGTTATTGATATTATATTTGTTATGTATCTTCATGTATTTTTATTTGTAGTAAAAATACTAAAATTAATCGGTTAAATATCTATTTTTGAAGTAAAATTTTTTACAATTTAAAAAAAAATTGATTTAAAAAATTGGGAAGTAAAACTATTATAATTACAAAACAAAAGCTAACAACAACAAAACAACTAACCGCTAAACAAGCAAATAAACTAACTAAACTTACACGAGTATTACCTTAAAACAGAAATTACCTTTCGTTCGTTTAATAATAAAATGGCTGAAATGATTACTCCTGCATCAAACTTCGTATCAAATGATATTAAATACACTTCACCAAAAGCTAACACATCAGGTGGTAAAGCAATTAATATTCTAAATAAAAACACTAACAGTACTTTACGTTTATCAACACCTCTCATGTTAACATGGGGTGCATCTGATTATGTCGATCAAAACGGGCAAGGAAATGGCAAATATGAAATGTCATTGCAATTTCCTAACGACGAATATAAAAATGAAGACACTGATTTATTCCTTAAAAATATGAAGGAACTGGAAGACAAAATCAAGGCTGACGCTTTGATGTATTCTAAAGAGTGGTTCGGAAAGAAGCATCCAAATGCGGAAGTTATTAATGCTTTATGGACTCCTATGTTGAAGTATAGTAAAGACAAAAATAGTGGCGATTATGATGTGACAAAACCACCTAGATTGGTTGTAAAACTTCCATTATGGGAAGGTGTTTGGAGATGTGAAATTTATGATGTAGATCAACAAAGATTATATCCAGATGTTAGTAATCCTGGTGTATCACCTTTGGATTTATTGATAAAAGGAAGTAATGTAGCAGTCATTATCCAATGTGGCGGATTATGGTTCGCTAATGGAAAATTCGGTATTACATGGAAGTTATCACAGGCAGTCGTTCAAAGAAAACAAACGTTTGCATTAAACGGACAATGTTTGATTCAATTAAATTCCAGTGATAAAGAAAAATTAAAAAAAGCACCTGCTGTTGAATCAAGTACTGAAGTTGAAATGGCTTCAAAAGTAGCAGTCGAAGATTCAGATGAAGAAGTCGAAGAAGACGAAGACGAAGACGAAGACGAAGATGAGGTAGAAGAAGAAGACGATGCGCCTGCTCCAGTTCCAGTTCCAGTTCCAGTAGTTGAAGTAGTTGTGCCACCTCCAGCACCTGCACCAGTTGTAGTAGAAGCAAATGAATCAGCTAGTGTTAAAAAAAGAGTTGTTAAGAAAAAAACAACTGCTTAATTTCTAGATAGTTTTATAAATTTATAACCATGTAAAATATAATTAAATAAAAATAAGATACTAGTTTATCTTTTTTTTTCTTTTGGGTGTTTGTTGGATTATCTTAAATTGTTGTGTAGTAATTCATCTAATAATTTTTTATTTGATTCTACTATTTTGTTGTATAATAATATAATTTCCATTTTTTTATCGTTTGATAGCGAGTGTATAAAATCAATATTTTCTGTAGTTAAGGGTTTATTATTACGTATATCATGTTTTAATTTTTTATAAATATTATTATAAAGTTTATTATTGGTGGTATTGGTGGTGGTGTTTGTATTGGTGGTGGTGTTTGTTACGGTGTTGGTGTTGGTGGGATTACAAGAATTATAGGGATCGTATGGATTGTATAACTTATTCATGATATAATTATATAAATTACTATTTTTTATTATTTAATAATAAATAATAAATAAAAATAATATAAAAACTTACTGTTATGTTAACATACATACAAATATGTTCTCCGTTCTAAATAAATCTGCTAAATGTGCTAGTGCAATAAATATGGGTGCTTTTAAATCTGTTTTACAACCAAGATATTTATCATCTGTGATGAATTCATCTGCTACAGCTATGAATGTTTATAAAGAATCATGTTATTTCAAAATCGATTTTAAAATCAATGAAGAGATGACTGTCGCTGAAGCAGTTACTCGTTTCTCTGCATTCAATATTGGTTGTTTAGCTGTTACTGACAAACAAGATAAGGTTGTCGGTGTTTTTTCTGAGCGTGATTTAATTACAAAAGTTTGCGCCCAAAGCAAATCTACTCATAGCGTTAAAATTAAGGATGTATGCATTTATTCACCGAATATTATCATTGCAAAAAAAGATGATTCTCTTGAATCATGTATGAGTAAGATGATGTTTAAGGATATTCGTCATTTATTAGTAGTCGATGATAAAAATGAAGAATTCATTGGAATGATCTCCATCAAGGATCTCATTAAAGAAATCATCAAAAACAAAACTGATATTATTACTCGTTTGAGTGATTTTAAAATCGGAAAAGGTGCTTATTTTGGCAGTGAATAAATAATACGATTTTGGTTGTGGTGGTTGTGAATTTATTATGATATTTTTTGAATATCATAATATGTCATGGATGTGTGTATTTACACAAAAAGTATATTAACATGAATACCCGCTTTTTTATGTTTTGCTCTACTATTGGCAATTTGGGCGGTGGTGGTATTATTGACATCTATATCTGTATTTGCACTATTATCCAAAAAATCATGTATCTCTGATATTAAAACGCCTTCATTCGGTATAAAATACGTTTGGTTCTTTCTAAGTTTCAATTTTACATGATTTATATAATATGTCTTTTTACCTAACTGAAATTCGATATTTTCGTTGTCAAACAAATCCATATTGAATGGCATCTCTAAATCTACATATAAAATATTATTATCATCGATTGTTATATTTGAAGGCAACTCAGGAACACATTTAACGATTATATCACCACCTGGGCCATCAAAATATACCTCGCTATTCCACAGGGGAACAAAATAGGTTGAATCACCTATTTTTAACTTATATATATTATCGTCTAATAAATCATCTATCGATGGATTCAATATATATATTTCGTCGTTTTTGTATTTCTCTACTATAATATCACGAATACTGTTGATGATATCTTGACTGATATACAATATATTCTTGTACTTGGAGAGAAAAGCATAAATTTCTATCGATCTCTCTTTATCCATGGTCTCAAATAATTTGAGGGATATTTGTGTACAGCCATTCAATATAATATGAATTATGTTATTTAATAGTGTTTTGTCTATTGTAGAAGTGTCTTCTTTAAACATATTCTCCATAAACATATTCAGTATGTTGGCGTAAGAAAATGTGTTAAATGTAGATGTATCATCTGATGAAGTGGTATTGTAGTTGGCACTGGTAGTCGTATCGTTTTCTATTTCCGATTTCAAATAAAAATATGCGTCGTTTATTTTTTGGAACTTTTCTTTGGATTCGATTGTATTACCGTTTTTGTCCGGATGATATTTTAATGCTAATTTGTGATATTTTTTCTTTACTTTTTCTAAAGATATATCCATTGAATTTATCTCCAATATTTCTAATGCTTTTTGTATATCCATATTCATCTCCGTGGTTTCCCAGACCTTTTCCTTGTATTATATCTAAAGTAATGTCTAAATAGATAAATAAGCTAAATATATCTTCTTTTTTTTGTTGTGTTAGATGACTGTTTTCTAGATTTGCGTTTTTTTGAAATTGGTTCTATTATGTCATCATTATCATTATCTGATGATTCATTATAATTATTCGCATCATAACAATCCTCTACAAAAGTAACATTTTTCTTATTTTTATTTCTAGATGTTACAGTTTTGTTTTTATTCCTACGATAATGTGTTGATTTATCCATCAATCGTTCGTTTTCTTTGTTATCATTGTTATCATCGTCAGAAGAAAAAGCACTTCCCATTTTGTAAAATATTATATACTATATAATATATAATATTCTATTTATTGCAACTTATATCACTCTTCTATTCCATGTATTATTCTACACAATGAGTAAACATAATTTTCTATGTGATATATTGGTCGATAGTTATTATTGTAATATTGAAAAAACCTGTATGTTTTTATTAAAACATCAGATAATTTTGACTCATCATCCAGATAATTATCAGTTATTAATGTTTTTAAAATATACCATACACATTGTGAAATATTTAAATTATAAATTAATAAATCATATAATGTTTCTCTAAATTTTAAATAACGAATATTTTTATAATTTTTCATAATGTCTATAATTTTATTGCAAATAATTTGATAATTATCATTCATTATACTACTATTTTTATTGTTCGTTATGTTATTTACAATAGTCTTTTTATTTGTATTTTTAATAGCGGGTTTTATAGCGGGTTTTATGGTAGTTGGTTCGTTGGTTGGTTCGCTTACACCATCCATATTCATATGTAATTCTTTTATATTTTGTATATCATCTAAATTTATACTTTTCGACAATGATCTTTGTGACAATTTACATTTATTGTATATTGCCTTACTTGGTCTAGGTACCCTAATTATTTTACAGCAATTTAAAATACTATCTGGTAAAAAACTCACCTCTTCGGTAATTATGACAAATTTCAGACTGATATGAATATTTATGGATTGCATATAACTATAAAAATTTTCTAATAATTCACTATGTATTTCATGAAAATTTTTACAAATTATAATACCAGATTTATCCGCTTTTGAAGATATAATATCAATTATTTGTTCGTATATATCATGCCATAATAATTTTGCATTACATCCTAGTAATCCCATGTCTATTTCATAATGAATATCACTTATTTTAAACAAAAACTGTTTTTTATCAAACAACATAGTTAGTTTTTTTTCATATTTTAAATTGGATGGACTATAACGTTTAATAAGACATAACATTTGTGTATATTTTCCTACACCAGATGGTCCATATAATATAATATTATTTAATTCACTTATTTTTTTTGGTAGCGTTTTATATATTTTTTCTAATTTTGAGTGCATATTTACTTTTTTATTGGATATAATATACTCTTCATAATGTGTGTCATAAAATTTCATGGTTGTGTGTATTATGTGGTGTTATATTATGTGGTGTTATATTATCTGGTGTATATTCTTTATTTGTTATTTTTAACTAATAAACTAACTAACTAACTTAAAATTATTGCTGTAAAATATACAAAAGAAACACAAAAATGAATATTATTAGTTATATCGATAATTACAAAGAAGACTACGTATATTTTAGTGACCCCATTTACAATACGATCATAAACATACCGAATAGTAAATTTATACGTATTTTATATTCTACAAAAGAAGTTATATTAAATGGTATATACATTTATATACCATTAAATGATGTTGTGTTAGAAAAATGTTATAACAAGTACAAGTGCGTTTTTTCGATGAGTAATCAAAATAAAGAAATTATTGATAAAATTAAACAAATCGAATATAATTTATTAAAAAAATATAAACATATATGTAATAATAAAACACCTCAATATAAAATTACAGACCAATTACGTAGTGGATTTATTAAAATATTCAACAATGTTACTTCAAAATATAATTGCAATAATTTTTTATTAAAAATATCTGGAATTTGGGAGACCACCAATGAATATGGAATTACGTTTAAATTTTCTGCTATTTAGATCAAATAACTGGATTGATGAGGATTAGGTCGTTGAGGTCGTTGAGGTTGTTGAGGTTGTTGAGGTCGTTGAGGTTGTTGGTGTATTAGCAGGAGGTGGTAAAGGACAAGTAATGCAATCTACTGGATAATCCACAATTACTATTTTAATAATTCTTATTATATAAAAATTAACTATAGACATTAAAACTATTAAAGAATTATATACTGGATTCATTTTACCATCTTTATTACTATTTATACTATAATACAACATTGACGTTTGAATTATGGTTAATATGATAAATATTTTACTAAATATATTATAATCATTATTTAAATTACCACTTGTAATAATTAATTTATTTACTGTTATTATATATAACAAATAGCCCAAATTTAATACCATTAATATAAATGGAAATACATATATTAAAAATATTTGAATCGTTTTTACTTTTTTGTCATTCAACGAGTTTTTATTAAAATTGTATATAGTATGTAGTGTGTATCCAAATAATAAACTTGCACCAACTATTAATAGTGAATAGGATGCCACTGTTGACATGTATGAGTTTTTCAAGTTTGACATCATAAAAAAAGCAATTAACCCTATTAATGCTCCACTAAATAATAATACTACACATAGAATTTCATATATTGATTTTACACCTACCATAGAAGATGTAGAAACAAACATCCAATACAATAAAAATAAAAATATTAATGTTTTGAAATACCCCATTTTGTTTTGCTATTTATAATGTGTATATTTTATATAATATCTTATTTTATTATTATATAAAAAATTATATAAAATAATAATATATACACGATAATATTTATATTGCTGTAATGTCGTACAATTTAAATACTACACATCCATTAATTGAAAACGCACAAAAATATACCTATTACAAAAAAACTGTTTCTATTCACTCTGAAGATCGTGACAGTTTAAAATACCCATTATCTAGCCAATTTGACTTTACTTTGCCTCAAGATTATTTAAACGTTCAGTCTGTGAAGTTGTCTTCATGGTCTTTTCCATTTAATATGAATGTATTTTCAGCTTCTAATAATAATGTAACACTTACATTCAAAATAAATAAACCATATAATCCTGGTGAATTTGATCTACCTAATATTTTACAAAATGCTATATTTGAAGCATTATATAATTATTATACTGATGGTAACTACTTTTCTATTACAATAGAAACTGGTAATTACAAATATTTACAAATGGCAACTGAATTGCAAAATAAAATGAATCATGTTGTTACTGTTTATTTGTTGGCGTATTTTTCTGAATATCATCCAGATTTAATACCTGAATTTGAATCTAATGGTGGTTATTCCGGTTTTGTTGTCGTTTATAATGCAGTTGGAGATAAAATATGGTTCGGAAATACACGTGACGGTTTTATATTAACAAATGAAACCGTTAATGTTGCACAACTTCAAGTGGATGCTTGTAATCCTTATAAAAATACAGTTCCTAGTTTTTATGATAATGGATTACCAGGACGTTTAGGATTTACCAGATGTAATAGTGATTCTGTTAAAGTATTGGACGTTAATGAAGTTCGATTTTATTATGGCGACGTTAATAAAGTGGGTGACAACGGTTATTGGTTAAAACCAGATCCAGCATTAATAGGAAGTACATGTTATTTCATAGAACCACCGTTTAAACTGAATGTTGCGCAGATAGTATCTTTTTATGTTGATATTCAATTACTAAATTGTATAGATGAATTATCTCCGTATAACTTATCCACGTTTACTATACAAAATAGCCAAACTAATGGCGTTGTAAACTCCGCTTTTGCAAAAATATCATCCGAAAATTATTCCAACAACAATATTACTCAATTCTTTGGATATAGTAGTGTTCCGTTTAAATATTTCGATCCTCCTGCTGAAAGAATTCGTAAATTATCTATTAAAATACGAAATCATGATGGTAGTTTAGTAAATTTTAATAATTTACCTTTTACATTTACATTGGAATTTGGTTTAATGGCTAATTCTGCATTAAAAGAATACAAACCATATATACCTAAGGCGAATTAAGTGTTTTACACCTTTGCATATTTACACCCTTGAAGATTTAAAATGGCACACTTAATACCAAAACCAAAATTTACACGCTCTGCGAAGGGCAAACCTTGTTAATTTTTATGGGATTTTTGTCCCATTTTAAATCTTCAAGGGTGTAAAAATATTCCATTAGAAATATTGGATAAATGGGAGGACGACTTTTTGTAAAATAATATATATATATTATAATTATATATATTGTTATAAATGTCAGAAACCAAGTTGAATTATCCACGCATGAATTTAAAGGTTTTACCCAATTTACCTTTACCAAATACTCTTAAAATTTTAGATTGTAGTAATAATCTATTAGAAGCATTACCAACTTTACCAGATGGTTTACAAGAATTGAATTGTAATAATAATAAATTATCATCATTACCAAATTTACCAGATAACCTTTTTGTATTACATTGTAATAATAATCAATTAGAAGCATTACCAAATTTACCAGATGATTTAGAAGAATTGAGTTGTCATTATAATCTATTAAAAGAATTACCCAATTTACCAAATAGTCTTAGAAATTTATATTGTGGTGTAAATAAATTAAATTTATTACCAACTTTACCAAATGATCTTTCTGATTTATATTGTAGTAATAATCAATTAGAAGAATTACCCGATTTACCAGATGATCTTTCTGATTTACATTGTAGTAATAATCTATTAACACAATTACCCAAGTTACCACGTGAGATAGACGTATTGCAATGTAATGATAATCAATTAATAGAATTACCTGATTTACGTAGACTTGAACGTTTATTTTGTAGTAATAATCTATTAACACAATTACCCAATTTACCAAATGAACTTTCTGATTTATATTGTAGTAATAATCAATTAAGAGCATTACCAGATTTACCAGATAGCCTTGAACGTTTATATTGTCATCATAATAAATTAACATCATTACCAAATTTACCAAAAGATCTTAAAGAATTAAAGCTATCTGTTTATCAAGTTGTTTTATTAAATATTATTCCAGAACTTACTATTATAGAAATAGTTGATGAAAAAGAATATCCAACAGATATTACAAGTGATTTTGAAAAACTTTATGAAAGAATAAATAATAAAATAAATGAATTGAAACTAAAATTAGAATCCCGTTTGATTTTGAATTGTGAAAGATACAAAGATATAACCATAAATAGTAACAAATTAAAAATTATTGAACCAAACCTAAATATTAGATCAGACCCTAAACATATTTTATCGAAGATGGCAAGTTATTTCGGTGGTAAAAAATCCAAACGTAAATCAAAACGTAAATTAAAACGTAAATCAAAACGTAAATCCAATAAGAAAAAGAGAACTACACGAAAAAAATAATGATGATGATACCTTTTGAAAATCCAACGACTTCAGTGATGGTATAAAGGATGGGAACATTATGAAATGTGGAGAAATATACCTAGTTTCAAAACAACTAATTTAGAAAAAATGTGCAAATATTTTGAATATGTATATCCAAATCTAAATACCATTTTCAAGATTCATCTATATAAGAACTTTCGTGGTTTATCGTTTCGTTCATATTGTCGCGGTAAAGCAACTATGCATAAATTATGTAAAGCTATTGTTGAAAACAAGAAAACACTAGTCGGTTTCGGCGATTTTTCACAACAACATGGTTTAGTAAAGAAACATCCAACAGAACCTATTCAAAAATTCAAACACGAATTAAGAAGATACTGCGATGTCATTGATATAGACGAATGGGGAACAAGCAAAACGTGTAATTTATCTATGAAACCAATAGAATTATACAAAAATAAAGTAATAAGAAAGAAAAGAGATGGAACATATACCAAAGCAAGAATATTTCAAATCAATAGTGTAATCCGTTGCAAACTCAACGAGTGTAAATTATGCTGTATGGATAGAGATATTAATGCATCAAAAAACATTCTGTATTTACTGCAATTACAACAAGCAGGAAAAAAACGTCCAGAATGTTTTAGTCCAAAGAATATGAACGACTATGATACTCCCTTATGGGAAGATAAGTATGTCGTGGCGTGAAATCCGCAATTACCGTTTGTTTATTTTTAGCATCTATAATGGGCGTTTTAAATGTGCAAAGGTGTAATCCTGTATTACACATCTATATGGCAGTTCTCTCGGATCCATTTTTTTACATTGTCTTCTGTTTCCTCTATTACATTTCCTTTGAATCCAGTCAATGAAATGAATCGGGGTTTTTTCATTTTTTGTGTTTTATAAAAAATGTAATTACCATATTTGCCATCCCGGATGCTTAGAGTTTCCGTTATATGACGAACTATTTTTGAATGTGGATTGGATTGCTGAGTTTCAGTTGTTGTACCAGTACCACCAAACAAAATTGGAACTACTTCTTCCAGTGTTATATTAGATATTGGTCTATTACCAAAACATTTGAGTGATTTTTTTATTTCACCACAAACTGCATAAGTTCCAAATTTACCCGATTTTATGATGATGTCATGTTGTTGTTGGTGATTGTTGTCTGGTTGCGTGGAAACCTCCCATTTGCCTAAGTTGTTTTCATTCGGTTTCGAATTGGGTGAGGTGCTATCGATGGTAGTTGCATCTACCAAATCGGTGAGTTTGTATTCACCTCTTTTTAATTTTTCTATATCCAGTTGTATATCCTTTCTTATGGATAAAAAGGTAATGTCTTCTTTCGGTTTTGGCTTTCTTCCCCTCTTTGATGTGTCTCTTGTGGAGAGAAGTTCCTGGGTTTGGAGTGGTGGTGTTGCCGATTGAACACATTTGATAACCGGTCCATTTTTCGCGATTATATAATAGTGGTTATCATCTATTTTATATTCGATCTTTCTTGGTTTTACAATTGCTTTTGGTTTTGATGGTGAGGTGGTGGATGTTTCAGAGGAATCGATTAGATCATCTTTTTGTTGTTGACTACCCATGTCGACCAACTCCTTGATTAAATCCAAACATTCTTTGCAAACCTCGTTGTAGTCCTTCTCCCCTTTTGCCACTTTATCCAGATCATTCTCCATCCTTCCAGTAAAATCATAATCGAAGAGGGAGAGAAAATGATTCTCCAAAAAATCCAACACAATCATACCCAACGGTTGAATCACTAATTTTGATTTTTCATTTCCTATTTCTCTCGAAGTCTCTATCTCGTAGATGTCGCTTGGGGATTTTGTTCTGTCATCGTATTCTATTTCATAGTCTTTGCATAGGAGTGATTGACCTTTCACATCTTGTTTCACTGCATACTCTTTTTCCTGAATCTTGTCAATTAACATGGAAAACGTAGAGGGACGACCTATTCCTTTCTCTTCTAGCAACTGGATCAATTTTGCCTCTGTATAATGCTGTTTTTGGTTTTTTATGGTAAGCGTTGCGGTAATCTTTTTGTATAAAACTGGGGTGTTGATAGGAAGATGTAACAAATATATGTAATGCTTCTCACTTTGAGATGGCTGTGTTGGAGAGAAACCAGGGTCAGCGATCTTCCATCCAGCAAAAACGAGTTGCTCTGTGTGATATTTATAGTGATATGTGTGGGGGGCCTGAGTGTTCTGGCTGTTTGTAGTAGCACCCTGATGGATTTGGATCTTTGCTGTAAAAGTATTATACTCTGCATCTGACATGCAACTTTGTAATGTATTTCTCCAAATTAATTTATACATCTTTTTCTCTCGGGGAGAGAATTTATCAGAGTCTATCTGTTGCATTTTTATATTTGTGGGTCGAATAGCTTCATGTGCTCCACCAATTGTCTCGTTTGTCTTGGATTTTGCGTTTGCTTTGGTGTTGGATTTTGCGTTTGCTTTGGTGTTGGATTTTGCGTTGGATTGTTTTGATTTTTTTGATTGGGATTTGGTGTTGGTTGTTGTTGTTGCGGTTGTGAGTGTAGGTGTATTGTCCTCTCTTAATAAATGCATATTAATGTTTGGATTCAGGTATTTTTCATCATATTTTTGTAATATGTATTCTTTTGCGGTTTCTATAAACTCGCCACTATATTTGTTGCTATCCGTTCGCATATAGGTAATATAACCAGCTTCGTATAATTTTTGGCATATTTTCATTGTTTCTTTGGGTGACACGTGTAACTCATTACTGGATACTTGTTGCAATCTCGACGTTGTAAATGGACCGGGTGGTAGTTTGAATGTTCTCTCTGGGTTGGTGCGACTATATATGTGATTGTTTGCATTGTTGGCGGAATATTCTAAAAAATCCAATACGGGTTCCTCTTGGGGTGGGGTTGATGTTGTGGATGCAGTAGGAATGTCCTGGTTCAATTCAAATGGAATGCATTGATTTGTGAAATATCCGGTTATCTTATATACTTTTGTACCAGGGTTTGTACGAATTTCCTTTTCATTATCATATAAAAGACGTAACGCAGGTGTTTGACATCTACCCGCGGAGAGAGCGTTTTTAGAGTTGTACGCTATGTATTTCCATAATAGTGGAGAGATGTGAAATCCGACAAAAAGATCAATCATTTGTCTTGCTTGTTGAGCGTAGACAATATTCATGTTGATGGTGGATGGATTGCGCATGGATTGTTCTATGGCGGTCTTGGTAATTTCATGGAAAATAATGCGCTTGGTTGATTCCGGGTTTAGTTTGAAAAGCATACAAATATGCCATGCTATGGCTTCACCTTCTCTATCATCATCTGTGGCTAGGATCACTTCTCTCGAATGGGCGATTTCTTTTCTTAAAACTTCAATGTGTTTTTTCTTGATTGCATTGTCGATGATCGTGAATTGGGGTGTGAATGTTGCATCGGTTATTTGAATATTTTTCAGGGTGTTTAATTCTCTCAAATGACCGTAACTAGCCATGCACTTGTATCCGGGACCGAGGTATTCTTCGATTTTTTTGCACTTTGCAGGGGATTCCACAATAACGAGTGTTTTTTGAATTGACGCGTATTTATTTGACATGATTTGCGGTTTATTATAATAGATTTGTCGTGGCTATTATAATAAGTATGGTTTAATTTTTAAGTTGGTATTATTTGTGTTTTGTTTGGTTTTCTATTGTTTTTGATGTGGTGTGCGCCTGTTTTTTCTGGTATTGTTACCACCATGTCCTTATGATAAATTACTATATGGTGTTTCTTCAATTCTTATGAATTTTTTACTCAAACATCTTCATCGCCTATACCTTGAGAAGGATTAAAATAAGCAACACTAATTTATGTTATAATAACAGAATATTACTATTTATCGATCACCACTTCCCTCGCTATTTTTCGGATTATTTTCTCCTAAATAATAAATAATTACACAGATCGGAAAGAAAATGATATGCGTGGAAGCTTCACCATTCGATAAAATCCAAATATTTATTTGTTTTATAAATGTATGACGTACATCCAATCAAATAAAAACAACACAAACAACCCAAACAACCCTAACAACCCAAACAACACAAACATTGTTGTTTCAAGATATAAAAAAAACGTAGATTTTGTTTATCGTATCAATAACAACCAAAATATCAATGTTTTGATTTATGACAAAGAAAATCCGAATAATCCATTGAATGTCCCTGTTAATAAGGGAAATGAAGCTTCTGTTTATTTAAAATATATAATAGATCATTATGACAATCTATCAAATTACACCTTTTTTATTCACGATGAAGAATATGCATGGCATCATTCTGGAAGTTTAATCGATAAATATAAAGAAGCGGTTGCTAGCAAAAAAAAATATTATAATATTAACGATAAATGTAGTAATTCCATGAAAAGTGTTTTACGCGAATGCCAAGAAAAAAGGTGGTTGAATGATTTTCTAGGTTGGTACCAACAGTTTCTCGATACCTATATTCCATTCAATCAATTAGATTTTACAAAATCGAATAGAAATAGTGCACAGTTTTTAGTACATAAAGACACCATAAGAAAAATACCCAAACAGTTATATATTGATTTGTATGAGTGGATTATAACTACAAATTTACCAAATAACCAAAGTGGTAGATACTTGGAATGGACGTGGCATATATTATGGGAAACATACCCCAATTTAGAAAATAGAAAAATAAAAATAAAATATTACTTATCGATAGTCACCTCTTTTGCTATTCTTCTAACAATTTTTTCTTTATTTTTTATTCCCACCTCCGTGGGACCACCACCCATTGCCTCCATAATAATTTGATTGTATTCATCCGATTTTTTCGATTCTGGATTCATGCAATCTGGATATTTCTTTTGAAATTCTGGTAATAATCCCAGGTTTTTACTAACAATACTACTAATCACCTGTTTTATTTTCTGTTTTTCGTCATTTTCTTTTTCCCATTTATCTTTATCTTTTACATACATGATTTCCCTTTTTATATCACTGCAATGAACTGGTCGTTTCTCGACATCCAATGCTCTCAAATTTTTTATTATTATCTTAGATATACCTTCTACATACCCCAAGTGCCCGAGGGTTTCTAAATCAGACAGTTGGAGAGAAATAGTATCGATAAATTCGGATATATTCATAGCATCTTTGCATGTTTCGTTGAGAAAAAATTGCAAATTAAACGTTTTGTTGTTACTATTGGTCTGATTGATGTTGTTTTGGTTAATGTTATTTATGTTTGTATTACTAACCACATTATTTTTCATCATATCCATCATCATTTTATTTTGTTCTACTAATAAATTTTTGAATTCGCTGTTCTCTTTCATCAAAAGCATAACTATGTCCTCTTTGTTTATAATCAAATTATCAGGTTTGTCTAATTCATTCGTACATTTTTGTTGGTGCTTCCATAATCCAGATGATGTATTATATTTTTTACCACAATTGCATGTGTATGTTTTTTTATGTTTTTCTGGAGTTCCATTAGGTCCATTCACATTGAGAATATGTTTGCGTCTCAATAAATGTCTATCCATATCACTCTTTATACTGCATTTGAAGTTACATTTTTCACAGTAAAATTTTGGTATGTTTTTATTATGTTTTTTTTCTGACATTTTGTTCCTAAATAGGAAGTCGAAAAAAACATAGGTATTCAAACGTATTGTTTTCAAAAAAATTTATGGTAACGTTTTGAAAATTAAAATTTTGGTAACCACTGCTTAATTTTCAATTATGGTCTCAAAACATGTTTTTCGCAAAAAGTTTTTTTTAAAACAGAAATTGGACATTTATTTTTGTCCATTTTTCAAATTCAAAAAAACTTTTGTGAAAATTATTACATTTTTTTTATGTGACTGAAAAACGAACATGTAATTATTATTTTGGTATGACTGCATATTATCATGATGAAAATGATAATTTCACTGTTTTTGTTTTATTTGAAGTGTCATTTGTAGAAAATGGTACGTGAGTTTTTATATTTGTTTTATATTTTTTTGTAATGAACTTGTAAATCCACATAAATCCCATCAATGTTATCATAGAAAACCCGATTAACGCGGTAGTAGCAATATTGATTTGACTGTTGCATTTTATGGAATATTGTTGTTGTGTTTTATAATAATATACTGTAAGCATTGGAAATACAAATATTCTGAATATGATAAACAATGCATAAAACGCTGTGTTGATAATTTTATATATTTTCGTTGTTTTATCAACGATAAGTCGGCTCAATGTTAAAAACACGGTTTGAATTTCTACAGTGATAGCAAGTCCTAGATGCCATTCGAATTCCGGTTCTATAATAGGTGACAAACATAATACAAGTGTAATTCCATGATGTAGTAATAAATCGCGAGGCTTGCTAACTACGCAACTAGGATAGTTATATATTAATAAACTATCAATAATAATATATCCTATAAATGAATATACGACTATGGGAAATAAATTTATGAATATATGATCGTATATATTGGTAACAACGAGTAATAAATAAATAGTGTTTACTATTGATATAAAAGATAGAACAATCACATTAAATATATCGTGCATTGTAATAATCGAAAATTTATGTTCCTTTTCCATTTTGTCTATTAGTTCTAGATGCATGTTGTGTTTGTTTTTTATTGAAAAAAAACATTATAAATAGTAAATCAATTTTTTTTATTTTGGTATACAACAATTGAAAAAATGATTGTAGTAATTTAGTGTGTTTTATAAAAATATAATATTTATTTAATGTAAATGGTTCTAAATTTGATTCCAACCTTTGTTGTTTTTGGAACAATTTCCGTCCAATACACTGTGCCAGGAAATGCTGAAATTTTAACAGCTACCGCTACTTGTAGTGCTACTGGCTCCACACAATCAGATGCTTTTGTTGCTTTAGAAGACTCCGCAGCAGGTGCAGTCGCAAACATAGTTCCTGTTGGTGCTAATATAGCAAAATACGACGTACATAATAATGGTATTAAAATATCGTATGCACCTGTTGGTTCTCTACCTGAATCTAGACCAGAATATCATCTTCATCCAGCTTTAGATCTTACAGGTGAAATTCGTAGTGCAAATCCAACAACAGGTGAAATGTTGGTCGGTATTGATCCAACAGCCGGTACTGTTAAAATAGGTTCTAATCAAGCACCTGGAAATTATAAAGGTACTTATGGTACTTCAAATGGTGTTATTGGGAATCCTGTATTAGCAGTATCAGGATCAACATTTCCGAACGCTGTTTTTACTATAGTACAGGATGCAGCAGGTGGTGTTGAAAGTGATATAAAAAATTATCCTGCACTAGGAGTAAGAAGCACCACTCAAAAATACGACATTGCTGACACTGTACCTACAATTAAAAGCGATTTTGGTGAAATGTTTGGAGCAGGTATGAATTATGAACTACAGGATAATACTGGTTATACATGGTCATTGGGTACCACAACTTTTGGTGTTGAAGGACTAGATGCAAATAATAACCCTCAAGGTGGTTTTTCAGTAAATATGGTTAGTCTTGATGATAATAACAATCCAAGTGAAACATGTAATTTTCGTGTAGGATATGATGGTACAACATATGTAAAAGGATTAAACATTAATGGTGCACCTGTAACAATAGAACCTGGTACTGGTTATTTAATTGCAGGAGCCCGAGCAGAAGTATGAACGACTTCAACAAATAGTTTGACTAATAATAATCACTCATATTATATATAATGTAATTGAAATGGAGCATTTGAATAATAAACGGTAAAAAAATAAATATAAGGTATTTATTTTTTTTTGTTATTTAACGATATTTTTGTATATACATGATTGCTTAACCGTGGCATTTGCACATAATTCTTCTAGGTTTATGTAAAGTAATGTCTCTATTATATAAACTATTTATATAGTCTCCACATGTATTACACGTATCACTAATTATATGAATTTTAGGTAATTCATCATCTAATGTGTGAAATACGACTCCCCAATGACAATGTAAATTATTGGTTCCACTGTAATTAAATCGATAAAATAAGAATACTTTTTCCATAATGTAATTCACTTCTCTCTTGGTTGCTTTTACAAAGCAAATAGTATTATATGTTTTTGTATCATAAAAAGCATAACTTTTTATCATATCTATTAATTCATTAATAAATTGTTTGTTGTTTCCAATTGCGTTTAATAGTAATTGTTTTTGGACGGATGTAGTCATGTTCTCGCGTTTCTCTAATATAAAAATAAAACCAATACTAAAACGATTTCAATTTTTTATTTTTATGTTTGTCTTTTACAGTTGTCAATTCATTTTTCACATTTTTACGAGAATATTTTCCCAATCGTCAATACGTTTTTTCGCCATTGCATGTAATATTTGCGATTCGAATTTTGCATAATCTGTTATAAAAAGCCCATTTTCTTTATGTGTAAAAACACGATTATCAAATAATATTTTAGCATTATTAAACGCATTATGCAAATCAAAATTATGCCTGTTTAATTCATATATCATACAACGATCAAAATCATATCCAGTTAATAGATCAGCTTCGCGGACAATATGGTATGCAAATTGATATTTACCCAAATCAGGAAAGCCATTTTTTTTAACAGTAGAATAGGACATGGTTGATATGATTTGTTTTGTAACATCTAGTTCTTCGTGTGTAAGTTTATCCTGTAAGAAATCTTCTATATTTTTTATACCTTCGTCTTGACTCATGTATTTTTTATCACACATGTCATGGACGATGGATGACGTGTATATAATGCGTTCGTATTCTTTGATTGGTGGATATTTATGCAATTCATTCTTATATATATTATGTGCGTAATTAAGAACATTCATACTATGGGTTAAACCATGGGATTCATCAATATTATACTGTAGAGAAGTAGTAAATACAAATTTCAATAGTTTTGTGATTAGCATAATGTTGTCTATAGATTATATTTATATTATCTTTATGTAGTAATTTTTTATGTACTTTATATTGCGTTATGACGTGGTTTTATCATATGGTATTATGACGTTGTCTTTGTGTTTTTGAATTCCTTCCATGTCATGGTAGTTACTGCTTGTTTAATGACAGGTTTCATTGTTTCTGTCTCTTTATCTAATTTTTCTGCTTTCTTTAATGCACTATCAATATACAGTTCTTTTAGTAATGTACCAATGGCGAAAGAACCCTCATGTTGATCCAATTCGCCTCGTTCAATTTGCTGTAATACCTCTAAGAATCGATAAAGAATATCAAGATCGATTTCATCTTTACGTATTTTATTGTATATATCGGTATAATACGTACATAAAAAATTGCATTCGACAATGCATTCTAAATGTGCGGATTCCATGTCGCCAGGGTATTTATGCTTGATTTCAATGACTTTTTGTATGTCTTTACGTAGGATTTCACTGTGTTTTAATTTACGTATTAATTCGGTTTGATCTTCTACATTGTTTGCTTTAATCATTTTTTGAAGTTGTAATCTAGCATTATCATCCATTTTGATGTTTTAGTAATAATATATATAAAACTAAATATATTTCTTTAAATTTTATTTTTTAGATGTAATATATAGATATATAATTAATAGCTATAAAAATGGTAAATAAAACTCCTAATTTAGTTGCACAACCACTTCAAGTAAATTCACCAACCGCTACAAAAACTTCAACCATAGATATAACAAAGGCAACAACAGGAGGAAAAAAAAGAAGTAACAAAGTAGCTAAAAAAAGAAATCAACATGGCGGTAATACTCTAACAGCTCCTCCAAATCCTCAAATTGTCAAATCAAATTTAGCAGGTCAGTCCGTTACTGTATCAAATCAACGAACTTATAGTCAAGGTCTTGAAAATGCTAAGAATGATAGTTATTCCAGCGATCCTAGTTGGAGAAGTCAACCAACAGTATCACGACCATCTGGTGGTGCACGAAGAAAATCTAGAAAATCTAGAAAATCTAGAAAATCTAGAAAACATAAAAGAAGAAATACGTACAAAAAATAATAATATATATAAATATGCCATCAGGGAGAAATTGGGTAGTGTTTGTATATATTAATTTAGCGTTTGTTATATTAATATCCTCCGTTTATGGATTATTGTCAATTAATAATATTATGAACAATTGGGCTGAATATAGATGTGATACATTGGTAATGCCATTTGCAGGATTGATAATGCAATCTACATTACCACCTGGAACTACGCAATCAGAATACACAAAACAAAATTTTCAATATTGCACGCAAAACGTCATGAATGATTCAATGGGAGACTTTTTACAACCATTAGAATATAACAGCCAACTTGCTGCTACAAATGCATCAAATATGACAGATTCATTGAATAGCGCAAGACAAAATTCAAGTAATGTTAGGAATTCAACAAACAGTATTTTTAATGCGATGGGTAATGTGTTTAGTAACGCTAATGCTACTTATTCTTCAGTTGGTGCTTATAATTCATCTATCGGAAACAAAGTCACTGCTACAGGATCAATAGCAAGAGGTGCTGGAACTTCTATGATGAATTCTGTGAAGACTTTGCCAAATACAACAAAATAAGTTTTTAGTAAAAATAGTTAATTATTCATTCATTATATATATATCAATATCACAATAATTTTATAACATAATATAAAAAGTATATAATGAATATAGGTGAAAGTGTAAAAAATTTAAAACATATATACAAAAAAACTACGTATTTTAAAACTTATGGTGTTTCCATTTTTTTATTTATATTTATAACATTTATATTTTTTTTACTTTTTTCATTTTACAATATCAGAAACAATATTCATAAATATCAATCTAATCCATCCGAATATAGATGTCATCCTACAGTAATTCCATTTGCAGGGTATATTTATCCACATCCAGGAATGTCAAATAGCCAATTCAATAAATCAAATCTTAGATACTGCATGAGAGAAATATTAAAAGATATATTAGGTGAAGTCCTACTTCCTCTAGAATATGTAGCACAACTTATACAAAATATTCAGTCAATTAACTTTGGTTCTTTAAACTTTTTACGGGAAATATTTAGCGATATTCGTAATGCATTTAGTGGGGTATTTAATCTTATATGGAGTTTACTTGCAAATTTTTTTGCATCAATCAATAATATAATAGTTTATTTGTCGAGTGCATTTGCTAAATTTGTAACAATACCAATAGTTATAGCAAATGTATTTGATACTATGATATATTGTTTCAGAGTTGTTGCTAATCAAATAATGTATACATTATATACAGTTTTAGTTGTTCTTGGTATATTTATATCAGCATTATTTCTTGCTATATTTGGTGCTATTTTTGGTGCTTTCGAAACTATTCCAATTGTAGGTACAATTTTGGCTCCAATACTAGCTAGTGCGGGTGCAATTGCTGTAGCATCAATATTTTTATTTGTATATTGCATTATCGCTGTTAATTTTGAGGTAGTACTTAAAGCATTAAGAGAAGTAATGACGGTAACTGCGCCCCTAGCTCCACAAAAACCAAACATAATGGAATTACTCAAAGGTGCTTTAAGCGGCAGAAGCGGAAAGAAAAAGAAAAAGAAAAAGTAAAAGTAAAAGAAAAAAGTAAAAGAAAAAGTAAAAAAAGAAAAAGTAAAAGAATCAATAATAATATCTTTTTTCTAGATGTAATATATAAATTATGAAATTTAATTTGAAAAGCTTTAGATTAGGCGATTTTTTGAGTAAAAGAATAAACACAATATTATTGATTGTTATTTTAATTGTAATATTAACAGGACATGTAGTATGTTCGTGTTCAAGAATGAGTGCTAGTAAAGTGGTTGAGAAATTAACATCAAGAAATACGACTACCAAAGAAACAGGATCATCAGAGAGTAATAAACCATTTGCCAAAAAAATAGAAAAAATACTTGATATTAAAACCATGTTGAATAAAAAAAAACCCATGCAAGAATCATTTATAGGAGGAGCCAACACTAATAACGGACAATCCGCGCCATATCTTTTAGGCAGTCCAGGTGGTACAGTTACTGTAGATATAAATAGTTGGAATAAACCCGATTTAGTAGTTAAATGTGATGGAAGTTATGGTAAAGGTGTATCCGATATTTTAGGTCGTCAAAAACAATCAATTCCATTACCAGAAGGTCAATTAGATATATTTGCAACTACACCTTTTAAAGCAGAATGCTGTCCTAATTTTTACTCTAATTCTACTGGTTGTGCGTGCATGACAACAGAACAATATAACTATTTACAACTCCGTGGTGGAAATAATGCTCCTTATTCTGAATATTAGATACGTTAATCCTATTTGTTATTAGTAACGCATTATATTATGTATTATATGTATTTTTGATGAAATATATATAATTCACGGCTGATAAAGCAGAAATATAGCTTCTTTAACCGATAAGTTTATATGTAAATTTATTTTATGATATTCGATAAAATATAATACTTCATGTTTAGCTAATAATTTAGATTGATAGTAATCTAATTCAGACCACCATAAATCACATTTATTTTGATAATATTCTGTATCGTCATTTGATTGAATAATAACAACATCACGAAAATGATGAAAAGAAACTTTTTTTTTGTTTTCAATCTCTAATAATCGTTTCTAGTAAATTCGTATATGATTAGTTTTATATCATTATCCATATTATAGTAATACTATGATATAGTACAAAAATAAAAAATTGGTGTTTGTTAGTTAGTTAGTTATAAATTACACTCTATAATAAATTTATATATACATATTTTTAAGTGCCGTATTATCATCTAGTTGTTTTTTAATCAATTTATCGACGATATCTTTTGTTATTATAAATGGGAATTCTACCTTCACGGACATGTCTTCTTCGAATAAGTTGGATCCGGGCTTCATCAATCTGTAGAGATTTAATTTTGTGTGAATAATTTCTAGGCATCTTTTTAATGAACGAACTCCATCTTCTTTATTGCAATGATTTTCAATAATATAGTGTATTGATTCTTCAGGCAATATAATTTCATCACTGGTAAACTTTACTTGTTCTTGAATTTTTGGTAGTAAATACTGATAAGAGATAACAGTCTTTTGTTTTTTGTCATAACCTTTGGTTTGAATGGAATACATACGATCGCGTAAAATAGGATTTACTTTGGATTCGTCGTTGTAACTGAATATGAATAAACATTTACTCAAATCAAAATCAATGTCCGCGAAATATTTATCATGAAATTGGCTATTTTGAGATGTATCGGTTAAATGTGTTAATATTCCTGCAATTTCTTCACCTTTTGGTGTATCACTAATTTTATCCAACTCATCAAAATAGATAACTGGATTCATGCATTTACTGTCAATGATAATCTGAACGATTTTACCCCAAACACTGCCTTCATAAGTATAAGAATGACCTTCTAAGAAAGAACTATCTGTTGCACCACCTAGTGCAATAAATGCGAATGGTCGATTCAAAATCTTACTGATGCCTTCTTTAACAATAGAAGTTTTTCCTGTACCCATAGGACCCTTAATTGCAATAGCACTTCCAATTGCATTTGGATTGGTAATCAATTGGCCTAACATTTGCATGATTTGCATTTTTGCATCATTTAAACCGTAAACAGCATTGTTGAGTGTTTTTTGTGCTTGTTCCATAAATTCATGACATTTTTCGACACCATCGGATATATTGACTGGAAGAGTTCTGTAATTACCAAAAGGAATAGACATGAATGTATCGATCCAACTTTTTAATTTTGCATATTCGCCACTTCCTGGTTCAGCATAACGAAGAGCATTTACTTTTTTCATTGCAATTGCTTTGAATTGAAGTGGAATATTTGATTCTAATATGGAAATACGATATGGTTTTTCGATTCTGGTTATTTTGTTAATTTCACGTAGTTCTTTGATGAGTTTTTTTTGTTCTTGGATAGCCATTTCAGTGAAAACAGATTTATCATTCATTGTATTTTTATTATGAATGATATGATTGAAAATACGCGAGTTTTTCTCTGATTGACGTTTTCGACGTTTTTCTTCCATTTTCTTTTCGTATTTCAGTTTTTTTTCACATGCTTTTAAACACGTTTTTGCTATATCAGAATTAGAAGTTTTACATATTTCTTGTAATTGTTTTAAAAGCGCTTCATCACTTTTATTTTTATCTTCTTTGTTGTTTAAGATCTCGAGAGTTTTTTCTGCTATTTCTTTTTCATCTTGGTGATCCTGGATAGATTTTGTTTTGGTTTTGTCAGTTTTTTCACTTTTTGTTTTCTTGTCCTTGGATTTTTCTTCTTTTACTGTTTCTTTACTTTTTTTATCATTGGATTTTTCTTTTGTTTTTTCGCCTTTAGATTGTGTTTTTGAATTGGTTTTATTTTTATTGTGTTTTTTCTTTAATAATTCTTCATCATCATCAGATTCTGAGTCAATCTCACTGCATTCTGAAACATCTTCATCTACATCTTCATCTTCAGTTTCATAAAACTCATCTTCGTATTGTTCGTCTAAATCATCTTCATCATCTATATATTCATAATTATCATCTCCTCCAATAGTTAATATAATATTTACGTTTTTTGATTTATCGTTTTCCTCATCATCATCATCATCATCATCATTTTCGTCTTCGCTTTCATCTTTAGTCTTGCGATGTTTTTTTTTTGATGTCTTGGATTTAGATTTAACAGGTGTTTTTGTTTTTGATTTTTTGTGTTTTACTTCTTCCTCTTCTTCTTCATCATCATCAGATGATTCGCTATCAGAAGATTCGTCTTTTCTATTTTTTTTGGCATGTTTAATTTTGTCACCTAATTTAACTGCTTTTTCCATATGTTTTGATGGGAACATTTTATTCAAAAATCGTCTATACTCACGTGAATCCATCGAATCGTTATCATCCTCTTCTGGATCAAAATCTTCATCATTGTCTTCATCCTCTTCATCTTCAGTCGACCATTCAGAATCAGAATCCAATTCGATATCAGATTCTTCATCACTGGATTCATTGCGTTTTTTGTTTTTAGAATTATCAGTTTTTTTTGATAACTTGGACTTTGATGTAACAGATGTTTTCATTTGTTTGACCATTTTGATATTGGATGTTGGATGTTGGATCGATATTTAGAAGTTTAAATAAAGCAAGTCTTGTAGAATGTTAAAGGTTATAGATAAGTTTGTATATTTTTGTGGTATCCAACAAAAATAAAAACCAAATCAATTTTTTTATTTATTTTAGTTTTTTATTAACAAAATTAAAATAAAATTGATTCGTTTGTTGGAGATTAATCAAAATTAACGCATACAACAAATCGAAATAAATAAAATTAATATTATTAATAAACAATCTAAATATATCTTATAATAATAAGGAAGACATAAAGTATATAGTAATTATTTAATTTCTAATACTTAAAATACCATGTCGAATAATGCTTTAACTACCACTACAAATGTTAATAATAAACAGGTTGCTTTGAAAAATTATTCTAAAATAATTGGGGTTCAGTTTAGTATGTTATCCCCAGATGAAATTAGAAAAGGTTCAGTTGCTGAAATTACTAGCAGAGATACATACATAAATAATAAACCAGTAATTGGTGGATTGTTTGATCCTCGTATGGGTGTCTTAGAACCTGGATTAATTTGTCCTACAGATGGGTTAGATTACATGCAGACACCTGGTTATTTCGGACATATTGAATTGGCTAGACCAGTGTTTTATATTCAATATTTGAGTACAATTCTGAAAGTATTGCGCTGTGTTTGTTTTAAATGCAGTAAGCTTTTAGTAAGCAAACAGAAATACAAACAAGCATTGAAATTAGTGGGAGAAGCAAGATGGAAGTATGTTTTTGCATTGGCTAGTAAAATTAGACGTTGTGGTGAAGATACGGAAGATGGTTGTGGATGTTTGCAACCAAACAAAATTCGCAAAGAAGGATTGTCTAGTATTTTCGCTGAATGGAAAAATGACGGTAACGAAGAAACAGATGAGAATATTGTGATTAAATTAACTCCTGAAATTGTTTTGAAAATATTTAAAAGAATATCGGATGAAGATGTTTCATTTATGGGTTTCAGTCCTATTTGGTCGCGTCCAGATTGGATGGTTTGTCAAGTCATGGCAGTTCCACCTCCAGCTGTTCGTCCATCTGTGAAACATGACGCCCAACAAAGAAGTGAAGATGATCTTAGCCATATTTTAGTGAATATTATTAAAACGAACAAAACATTGCAGGATAAAATTCAAAACAATGCACCTTCAAATGTAATTGATGATTGGACTACTGTTTTGCAATATTATATTGCTACACAGGTGGATAATAAAATACCGGGCGTTGCTTCTGTCGCACAACGTTCTGGTAGACCTTTGAAATCAATCAAAGATCGTTTGAATGGAAAAGGCGGTCGTATGAGGGGTAATTTAATGGCGAAAAGAGTCGATTTTAGTGCTCGTTCCGTTATTACTGCGGATCCGAATATCTCGATTCGAGAATTGGGTATTCCGATGAAGATTGCCAAGAATATTACCAAACCAGTTGTTGTGAATAGCGCAAATAAAGCGTTTTTGACGAAATTGGTTCGAAATGGTCCAGAAGTGCATCCAGGTGCAAAAATTCTGGAGAAGAAGAACGGTGATTCAATTACGTTGCGATATATTGATAGAGCTTCTATTGTTTTAGAAGATGGTGATGTCGTCCATCGTCATATGATGGATGGCGATCCAATCCTATTTAATAGACAACCAACATTACATAGAATGAGTATGATGTGTCATATCGCGCGAATTATGAAACGCGGTGACACATTTAGAATGAACGTAGCCACAACAAAACCGTACAATGCCGACTTCGATGGGGATAAACTTTAAATGTGCAGATTTATCTTGTCCCCAACAGGTGACCGCTTGTTAAGTTGTAGATAATACTTAATAAGGAAAACGTTGTAATATCTACTAATTCATATTAGAATTAATATAATCACCTAGTCATTTAAATATAAAAGAATATAAATGTTTCT